CCGAGCCGAGCTACCAGGCAAACGACCTGGTCAACACGTACGACTACTGGGGCCCGTACTCACTGCTGGGCGAGGACTACGGCGCCGGGGACACCTGGCTGTCGATCATCAACCAGCGACCGTACGAGGAGTGGCCGACCGACGGCGTGGTGTACCAGGTCATCGCGGCCACCGAGCGATGGGACGTCCTGGGCGCCACCCCCCGGGGGAGCGTGTCCCAGTTCGACGGCACGTTCGAGGACGGGTTCTCCGGCTACGGGTTCCAGCTCTCCGGGTTCACTGCGACCGATGACAACACCCGGGCCCACCAGGGTTCCTACTCCCTGAAGCTGACCGTATCGGGTTCCCCGGCCACCGCGTACGTGCGCACCAACCACTTCGACAAATACAGCCCTGCCTCCCCGGGGTGGGTGCTCGAATGCTCGTTCTATGCATGGAGCGCCACGTCGGTCAGCGTGTCGGCGCAGATCTCCGCACTGAACGTCAGCGACGCGGTGATCAATACGCAGACCGCGAGCACGACGATCCCGGCGGCCACCTGGACCAAGGTCAGCGTGTCGTACACGATGCCCGCGAACACGACCTACTTCGAGTTCGGGGCCGCACGCACGGGTAGCCCTGGGACGGGGACCGACATCTGGATCGACGACCTGGATTGCCAGCGCACGGACATCGACAACGGTCGCCAGCTGTTCACCGTGCTGCGCTCGCGCAACGGGGTCAGCAAGAGCCAGACCGCCGGGACGAGAGTCGTAGGAGCCTAGATGATTATCGATGTCCTGCGGCCGATTTCGATCGTCAAGAGTGGCGGGGGGACCGCTACTCCCTCCGGCACCCTGAACGGGGTGACCTCGGACGACAACGACTCGACCTATATCCAGTTCCCGGCCAGCAGCTACAGCAACAACTGGAGCCTGGCGGTCACCCAGCACCTTCCTACCGCCGGGTATCAGCGGCATCAAATCCGGGGCCGGATCCGGATCCGGACCAACGCGGGCACCTGTAACGAGCTGATCGACCTGGGCAAGGACGCGGACACCAGCGTTACGTACGACGGTGTGAACGTGACCTCCTCCATGACCGAGGTCTACACCGGATGGGCGCAGAATGCCGCGTTCGCGCTGAACACCCTGGGCACGCTGACCGGTCTCAGCATCGGTGGCGGGTGGATGAGCAACGAGGCCGGTGGCGCCACCGAGATCCGCACGGCCGAGTGCTACGTGGACGTGGACTGCCGGGCGCAACCCGAGTTCACCCCCGAGGTCCGTGACAATGCCGGGAATGACAAGAGCGCCGGGACGGTCACTGACACCAACCAGCCGACGATCTACCTCGGCTCGGTGGACTACGACCTTCTCCCTCCCCGGGACTGGACCATCACGGTGTTCGGGGTGGACGGGGAGGTGTTCAGCTCCTCGGGTACCGGCGTGGCGCCGACTTCCGTGCTGGTCACTACCGGCCTGGCCGATGGCGACTACACGGCCTCGTACTCGGTCCGTTCGACCATCCGGGGGACTGACCCGTTCGAGGCCACCGCGCTGATCGGCTTCAGCGTGGCCAACGAGGTCCCGCCCCCGAGCCCGCCCCTGCTCACCGTGACGCCGGACTCCGGCGGCTACCTGGTGACCTGGACGGATCCGGGCGGCCAGGAGTGGGACACCGATTACACGATCGTCGCCGAGCTCTGGCGAGAGGACTGCAACGGTTCTCAGCGCATCGCCACCGTGCCGGACGGGCTGAACGGTTCCTACCTGGACCTGGCGATTCCCCAGCTCGATCCCCAGCCGGTGGCCGGTGTTGACTGTGAAGTGTCAAGCATCGCTTGCGACATCACGTACTCGATCCGCTACTGGGGGTACGTCTCCACCACGGTCACCCTGCCGAGCACCCTGCCGGACGACCTGATCCTGGCCTGGCCGAGCACGGCCGCCAGCATCCCCAGCGGCTGGACCCGGGTCTCCTCGCTGGACGGGATCTTCCCGCGCGGCGCCACCGGCACCGGCGCGCCCTCAGCCACCGGGGGCGGCCCGTCCCACGTGCACCTGGCGCCCAACCACGGCCACCAGATCGGCGCGCACAGTCACACCGTGGGCGGTTCCACGGGCACCTCGAACAGCTCGACCACCAGTGCGCGGTTCAACGGTGCCAGCCAGCCCCAGGCGGACCAGCCGCACTCGCACACCCGGCCGAGCGCGACCGGCACGGCGGCGGCCGTGTTCAGCGGCGCGACGGTCGCGTCCACCGACGCGGTGAGCAACATCCCTGCGGCGCTGAGCGTGATCTGGATTCAGAGCGGCGGGGCCCAGGCCTCGTACCCGATCGGCGCTCTCGGGTGGACTACGGAGAGTGTCTCCGGGTGGGAGTCCGCCACGATCGCCTACAACCGGTTCCTTCAAGGCGCCCAGGTCGGCGCCGATGGTGGCGCCACCTCCGGCTCTGCGACGCACACCCACACGGTGGACAGTCACAGTCACACCGGTTCGACCCATGACCACTCGATCGGTTCCACGAGCCTGTCCAATCCGTCCAGCTCTCAAGAAGCGGGGACCGGTTCCTCCACCCCGAGGTGGCTTCCCCGGCACACCCACCCGATGGACGTGGGCTCGAACAGCACCGGCCTCGTCACGGCGGCTTTCGGCGGCACCACCGGATCCACGGACCAGCAACCGCCCCACCGCCGGTTGGCCGTGCTCCAGAACGTGAGCGGCGGTATCCAGACCCGGATCATCGGCCTGTACACGGGGACGGTGGCCGCGCTCGATCCGACCCTGACGCTGTGCAACGGCAGCAACGGCACGCCGGACATGCGCGGCTGGTTCGCCCGGGACGCGGGGATCGACCCGGTCAACTCCACCGGTGGCGCCAGTACGCATACGCACACCATCCCGAACCACACCCACCCGATGCCCAGTCACGCCCACACCACCAACGTCCTGACGTCCACCACGGGCTCGTTCGAGGCGCCGACCTCCGGGGACCTGGGCGATTCGCCGACCACCGGTCACGACCACTCCAGTGCGAACACCGGCTCGACCACCCCGACCTTGACCAGCAACGGCGCCGGAACCAGCGACGCGGGGAGCAACATCCCCCCGTACAAGGAGGTTCACTTCGTCCGGCTGGACGGCACGATCTCCGGTGGCTCGCTCCCCGTCCCGATCCTCAAGGTGACGGAGTTCTCCACCGCGACGGTCCCGGCGCTGAACTACGCGGACGACATGGACCGGATCTCCAGCCTGACGACCCAGCTCACCGTGGTCACCGACCGTTCCTCGTCCTTCCCCAAGCTGGTCGCCGACTCGGTGCCGATCACCGGTGGGTTGCACACGGTCAGCTCGACCCCGGCCGGGGAAGACCTCACGCTGACCATGGCGGTATACGGGCTCGCGGCGATCGACGCCCTGGAGGCCCTACTGGCCTCCGACGTCCTTTACTGGGCGCCTCTCGGCGGCACGGCCGGATGGTTCGCGCCGGGCGGCTGGTCCGTCACGGCCCCGGCCCCTAACGTGAAAGTCGTTCAGATCACGATGGTCCGTCAGGCCTGGCCTGCTACCGCCGACCCGGAGGACTACCTGTCATGAGCGTGCCTTTCAGCTCAGCGCGCCACCAGGCAGCGCTCGCCACCCCGACCGGGTACCGGCGTCGGATGACCTTCACGTTCACGCGGGACGGGACCTCCACCGTGCTGGAGCCGGTTGACGGGAGCCTGACCCAGGACGTCCGGCGCAACGGTCGGTGGGACGGACGGCTCCAGTTCGCCAGCGCGGACCTGCTGCCCACCTCCCCCCGGGACCTGCTCACTCCGTTCGGCACCACGGTCACGGCCGAACTCGGCATCGAGCTCCTTGACGGCACCGTGTCAACCGTGCCGTACGGAATGTACGAGATCACCTCGTCTCGGTCGTCGGCCGCCGCCGGTCAGCAGACCGTGGAGATCGGCCTCGGCGACATCTCCAACACGATCGAGCGCTACCGGTTCGAGACTCCGTTCACCGTGGCCAACGGGACCGACCTGGGGACGATGGTCAACTCGGTGGTGACCAACCGAATCGGCATCAATCCGAACGTGCCCCTGGTGGGGGACACGCTCGGCGCGGCCCGGATCCTCGGACTCGACACCGAGACCGCGCCGTGGGCCGAGCTCCTGGACATCCTGGACGGTTTCAGCCGTACCGCCTGGTATGACCAGGTGGGCAACATCCAACTGGGTGCGGTGACGACCGACCCGGCCACCGCGTACGAGATCAGCTCCCTGGCAAGCCTCGCGGTTGACTTCGACACCCGGCCGCCGAACGTCATCGTCGCGCGGGGGGAGAGCCAGGACGGGACCACATCGCCGGTCCAGGCGGTCGCCATGGACGACAATCCCTCGTCTCCGACGTACGCCGGGACAGGGCCGGGAACCAGCCCGTACGGGCGCGTCACGCTCTACTACGCCTCCCCCTTGCTCCTGACCAACAGCCAGGCGCAGAGCGCGGCAGACACGATCCTGGCGGGCTACATCGGTGCGGGCGCCACTTACACGATCACGGTGCCGTACGACCCGACCATTTCGGCCGGGGATGTGATCTCGGCGAACGGCTCGATCCTCGCGGTCGACGCCATCTCGCTCGACCTCAACGACAAGACGTCTCTCCAGGTCAGGGGGCTGTCCTGATGGACACGGCCAAGCTGAGCCAGATCAAGAAGGCGCTGAGCGGGCAGCAGGACGACGGCCAGGACGTGGCCCGGCTCAGGACGGGGGTCATCTCGGCGGTCAATACGAACGGGACAGTTGACGTCACGCTGTCAGGTGTCACGGTCGCCGGGGTCTCGTATCTGGCAGGCGCCGGGGTGGCGGTCGGCGCCATTGTCCAGATGCTTAGCTACCGGGGATCGCTGCTCGTGCTCGGCACCTCAGCCGGATCGACCCAGGCGTTCTCCACCCTGTATGACGAGGTGGAGACCAACCAGACCGTGACCACCACGGCTGGGACCGCATTCATGGACGTGACTCTTCCTGGCGCCGGGAAGTACGCATTCGATGTCCTGTGGATTTACACGATGTCCGGGGCCGTCGGCCGTCCTGGGTTCGCGTTGGGCGGAACACCCACCCTGACGTCCTTCTCCTGGGCAAGCCAGACGACGCACTACAACTCGGCCACCGCCAGCCAGGGCTTCCAGATCACCGGCACATCGTTCCCCACCAACGTGGACCCCCTGGTGAACAGCGACTTCACGACCACCACCGGGTTCTCCGCATCCCTGATCAAGGGGAGGGTGACCGTGTCCACCGGCGGCCGACTGGATTTCCGTCTGGGGAAGGCGACGGGCACCGGGAACACGATCAACCTCAAGACCAGCTCTTGCGTCACGGTGAACCGGGTCAGCTGAGACCTAGGTCAGGGTGACGTAGTGGGTCAGATCGTTGACCTCTACGAAGGTTATGGAGAAGGGATCCTGATACCCCAGGGCCGTGATCGCCTCGGAGACCACATCAGAGGCGAACACGCGCTCCGCCAGATCCTGGGCGTTTGCGTCGGAGATCTCGCCGATCTCGCCGATTTCCAACCTGACGTCAAACACTCGGCCGTTGCCATCGGTGTATTGGGAGTGAATCTTCATGTATAGAACGGTACACCCGGATATGCCGGAATGGGGGAAGCGGGGGGAGCTCCTCTCACTCTCTTCGCCTGGAAAACATTGTGTTTGTTAACGCATGCGCACACACGCGTATACACACGCGTGTGTTTACGGGCCAAAGACCCCTGAGCGGCTCCCCCCGCTTCCCCCGCTCCGAACCGTCCGGGCAGCGTCCCGGGATGTCCGCCCGTCAGCTATGCTGGGGACATGACAGCCGTGCCGCCAACGTGGGCCATCCTGATCCCGACCTTGGGCGAGCGGCGTGCGCTGTTCGAGCGGTTGATCCGCCTCCTGCTCCCCCAGACCGAGCCGTACGCCGGACGCGTCCGGGTGATCGGCGGGTACAACAACGGCAAGCCCGGTCTTCCGGCGGTCCGCCAGGCGATGGTCAAGGAGACCTCCCGGCTCAAGATCGATTACCTGTCGTTCGTCGATGACGACGATCTGGTCCCCGAGTACTTCGTGGACGAGGTCATGACGGCACTGGACCAGCGGCCGGACTACGTCGGGTTTCAGGTCCAGTGCTACTCCGACGGCGTGCCCACGGCCGTCTCGTATCACAGCCTGGAGAACCGGACGTGGGAAAACCTCCCCGATCGGTACCTGCGGGACATCTCGCACATCAACCCGATCCGGACCTCGATCGCCCTGTCGGCCGACTTCCGCCGGGCGGCACCGGGCCAGCCCGAGGACCGGGCCTGGGTCCATCAGTTGCGCCGTGGTCGCAAGCTCAGGGAGCAGGTCATGATCAACCAGATCATGTACCACTACCTGTTCTCCACCAGCAAGACTGCCGGGATCGGCTCGCGCTGGCAGGCCCCCTCCAAGATCCATCCCGGGACGGAACGGTCCCTGATCGAGCACCCCAACTTCTCCTGGCTGGAGCTGGCATGACTGTGGAACTGGCGATGATCATCCCGACCCGGGGGCGGCCGGAGAACATCCGCAAGGTGATCAGCGCCTGGGACTTCACCAACGCGTGGGACGTGGCGGACCTCTACCTGGCCGTGGACGAGGACGACCCGGAGATCCAGCGGTACCAGGCCCTGTTCGAGGAGCACCGGCACCCGGACACCGACGAGCCTCTGTTCCATCTGACGTTCTCGGCCACCTGGGTCCCGATGGTCTCCAAGCTCGACCGGACGGCCAACGGCCTGGCGCTGAGCGGGAAGTACTTCGCTCTTGGGTTCGCGGGGGATGACCACCTCCCCCGGACGATCAACTGGGCCCAGACCTACCTGGCCAAGCTGCGCGAACTCAAGACCGGCCTGGTCCACGGTGACGACGGCTACCAGGGGTCGAACATCTGCACGGAGTGGGCGGTCACCTCGGACGTGGTGCGCACCCTGGGGAGGATGATCCCGGCGCCGGTGGAGCACATGTACTCCGACGTCTCGACCCACGATCTGATGACGGCGGCCGACGCCCTGGCCTACCTCCCCCAGGTACGGATCGAGCACATGCACCCGATCGTCAAGAAGGCCGAGAACGACGAGCAATACCGGCGGGTCAACTCGCGCGAGCAGTTCCGCCAGGACAAGATCAAGTACGACAGCTGGCGGAACGGCCGGATGTCCGAGCACCTGGCGGCCGTCAAGGCGCTCCAGCCGGACCGCGTGATCCCGGTGGTCCCGGCTCGGGGGCGGCCGGTACGACCGGCCGTGATGAAGGCTCAGGTACTCAGGTCCGGGCCGACCCGGAGGAAGGCGGCACCCATCATGACGTCCAGGAACTTTCCCTTCTCCCGCGAGTTCAAGGAGGTCCGGGGAGCGACCCCGGACGAGATCGGTATGACGCTGGCCGACTTCGCCACCGGTGTTCCGGCCGACCAGGAGATCGTGGAACTCGGCGTGTTCCAGGGCCGGACCGCGCTGATCCTGGCCTGGGGGGCTAAGCAGGGCCACGGCGCACACGTGACCGGCATCGACGCCTGGGACCTGGAGGGCAACACCTACGGTCCGCCGTTCAACGAGGCCGAGTCCGAGCGATGGGCCCAGTACCGGATTCAGGAACTGGGCTACGCCGATCGGATCACGCTGGTCAAGAACTTCGCCTCGGACGCGGCCGCCATCTGGGGGGATCCGGAGAAGTGGTTGACCGGTCGGGTGAAGCCGATCGGCCTGTTGTTCGTGGACGATGACCACTCGTACGAGGGCGCGCGCCGGGCGGTCGAGGACTGGGCGCCGCACCTCGCGCCCGGCGCCGTCATCGCCATCGACGATTACGGCCACCCGGACTGGCCGGGGGTCGAGATGGCCGTGACCGACCTCGTTAACGAGGGCGTGCTCTACCCGGTTCAGATCTACCACGAGCGGCTGGCCGTGACTCGGCTGGCCGAGGCTGCGCCGGGAGCGCTCTCGCGCGGCCTGACGGCGATCACGAGCGAGGGTGTCTCGCCCTCCCCGGTCGCGACCGAGCCGGGCTGCCAGCACCCGGAGTGCGTTCTGGAGCACCCGCACGCGGGCCCGGCGGAGCTGTCCGTCTCTGACACTGAGGTGTCAACCGAGGCACCCGGCCTCCGCACGGTGGTCAGCGCCGGGGAGTTGACCGGAGTGGTCGCCGGTACCCCGATCGGGGAACTGGCCATCCCTCAGTTGAAGACCCTGGCCCGGCGCCGCAACATCGTGCTGGGCGTCCGGAAGGACAAGCGGGACCTGATCCTCCAGGCGCTGGCCGACGGGAAGTGAAGCTCTCCGCCTCGATCATGGCGCATCCGGATCGTTCGGCCCTGGTCGCCGAGCTCCAGGAGCGGTTGGATCGAGATGTGCCGGTGAACTGGGACGATGAGGGCCCGGCCTCGGGGAACTCGGACCGGGTCTGGCGGACCGCCCGGGGAGGATGGGAGCTGGCCGATCCGTCGGCGGACTGGCACGTGCTGATCCAGGACGACGCCTGGCCGAGCCCGGACTTCCTGGCCGGGCTGGAGCGAGCTCTGGAGTACGTACCGGACGACGCCACCGTGTGCCCGTACCTCGGCAAGGGCGGCATGGCGGCTCACCGCTGGTCCACCCTGAGCGCCGAGGCCGAACGGCGTGGCGCCTCGTTCGTGCGCTCCGCCTCGCTGATGTGGGGCGTGGCCATCTGCCTCCCCGTCCGGCTCATCCCGGAGATGATCGAACGTGCCAACATGATGGCCGGAGTGCCCGATGACATGCGGGTTTCCGGCTGGACGAAAAGGCGGCGCGGAGAGGTCTGGTACCTATGGCCGTCCCTAGTGGATCATCGGCCCGTACCGTCGATCACCAAACATCGTGCCGCCGACCGGCGGGCGGTCAGACATCATGCGGGCTCAGCGCTGGAGTTGGACTGGTCCGGGCCGGTCCTGACGGATCCGGCGGCCGCCAGGACACTGGGGCCGAGGTCAGGTCCTTCCGCTCACCGGAAGGTAACCTCACGTCAACGGCGCTCGGCACCGGGAAGGTAGGGAACAGTGCGTGAACCGACGGCGAGCTTTGCCGCCCCTCCAGCGAGACGTGTTCTTTCTCGGACTGGGCGCGCTATGGGGAACGTGGACGGTTTACACAGCCGGTCCGTGGCCGTTGATGCTGATCAGCGCGGCCACCATGATGGGTCCCGGATTTCTGAGACTCTGGCTCTCCGGGCCAGGTACCGGGGCCAGACTCTCGTTGCCGCCATCGGGGCCGGAGGAGCCGGAGCACTCGTTGCCCTCTGGATCGCCAACGGCGGATTCGGGAGCTGACCAATGACCGACCGGCCGACCGCCGAGGTCTGGGAAATACCGCGCCGGGTGTGGTTCATCCTGGCGTCCTGGGGAGTGGCCGTGCTCCTGCTGGCCGGTCTGCTCTCGTTCTGGATCTGGCGCAACGAGCGAGCAGCCGACCACGAGGCAGACCGCGTCCGGGCAGAGCAGGACCAGGCGATGTGCACAATGACCGGAGTGTTCCTGTCCGGCCCGGAGCCGGTGGCCGGACCGGCGGGTGACCGGGGCCGTGCCGTCCAGAAGGCGGTACGGGAGTACCGGAGAACTCTTCGCTGCTCAGACGCGGATTGAAACGTTACAGTCGAGGCTACAAAGAAGGCCCGGCCGATGGCCGGGCCTCTCTGCGATCAGAGCTTGCGCGCGATTTGGACCAGCTGGAACGCCGGGAAGTCGGTGGAGTAGCGGTCCTCCCAGGTCTTCCCCTCGCTGACCATGTGGATCCGCATGGTGTCCGACTCCCGGCGCGAGCCAGCGACCACGGCGTAACCCTCTAGCTCCATGTCACCGATCAGGTCCCCGTCCTCGGCCTGGTGAGCGAACGCGACCTCGAACTCCTTGTGGGTGGTGCCCACGGCCTGGTCCAGTCGGGCGGCCACGGTTCCGTTGAATCGGTTGTCAACGGCCTGCACGCTGGCCGCAACGCCCCCGTTGTCGTCCAGGTCCCAGGCGCCGACCCGGCCGAGGGAGTAGAACGCCAGCGCCGTGTCCGCCTCGGCCAGCGTGGCCGGGCGGGACTCGATGGCGATGGTCCGGCAGACCAGGCCCAGGTCGTTCCGCTCAGCGATGACCAGCGAAACGCCGGTGATGGTGGCGGTGATGGTGTTCGACATGGTGACCTCCCGGTCGTGGTGGAGGAGGCCTGTCCCCCTCACACCAACCACATTACAGGCTTGACTGTGAAGTGTCAACGCATCCGGCCAGGAATCTTGAGCTTGTTTCTGGGGAAGGCGTGCCTGTATAGTTTGGCCTGGACCAACTACTCCTGAGAAGAGGTGATTCCGTGACGACCGAGGACCAGACGACCGAGGCGCCGGAGAAGTTCGTCGGTTACGGCCCGGCCGCCGAATACCTGGGCCTGATGCGGAACACGCTCTCCAGCTATGCGGCCCGTGGCATCGGCCCCGAGGTAGACCACCGTGAGGTGGTGGACCAGTACAACATGCCGGTCTTCACCCGGGACGAGCTTGACCGGTGGCGTAAGTCGCGCCCTGGCCAGGGCGCCCGTACGGACCTGCTCGAAACGAGTACGTCCGACACCTGATCTTTGCTGGGGCCGGGTAAAAGCCCGGGGAAGGGCCTGCCTCCCTTCCCCGGGCTTTTCCGCGTCTGGCCGAACTTTTATTACTTGTCGATGCAAGTACATGGGCCCAGAAAAAAGGGCCCGGCCGCCCGGCCGCCCGGTCGGGCCCGCTCCCCCGTCAGATCGGGTAGGCCTCCCGGCTGATCAGGTCGGTCCCGGCTTCCGCCCGCTGGATCCCGAGGAACTCGACCAGCTCCTCCACCGGGACCTCGGTCCGGCTGGCGTGGATGGTTCCGTTGGCTTGCCGGGTCTGGGTGACTACCACGTACATCTGAGTTCCTCCTGCTCCCCGGGGGTCTGTCCCCCTCACATGAACCACACTACAGGCTTGACTGTGAAGTGTCAATACTACGTGGCATACATCACAGGAGCGCCTGTAGAGTTGACACGTAAGAGTCACGCCTGTAAAGTAGTTCTCATCAGGGCGGGGACAACGAAGGGAACGGACCGATGACGATCATCAACTGGACCAAGGGCGAGACGACCGGCAGCCGGGAGTTCACCAACGAGCGGGTTGCGGCGCGGTTCGCCGAGGGCCTGAAGCGGACCGGTTACACGATCGTCGAGGACGCTCCGGCCGCCGAGGTTGAGCAGACTGGGCGGGTCGGCAAGGGCCTGGAGGTTCACCGGATCGTCGGTGGCGTCGCGCACTGCGGCTCCAGCTACCGGACCCGGACGATGGGCGGCACGCTCACCACCAAGGTCACCGGCGAGGCGATCACCTGCACCAAGTGCCAGCACTGACCCCGGACCGCCCGGCCCCCGCTCCGGCGGGGGCTTTCCCGTACCCGGCTGAACTTGCATCGACAAGTAATAAAAGTCCGGGAAAACTTTACAGGCGCCGGGGTTGACACTTAACCGTCAAGCCTGTAAAGTAGTTCTCATCAGGGCGGGGACAACGAAAGGACAGAACAATGAAGATCCGAGTCGACGAGGTCCAGGTAGGCCAGACGGTTAAGGGAAACCTGGTGGGTGGCGCTCACGTGGTCTTCCGAGTCACTTCTGAGGGCATGCAGATGCGTACGTCGGACGCCAAGGTTCTGACCTTCTGGAACGAAGCTGGCGAGGAGTTCTTCGTTGGCCGGGTCTACGCCAAGGCCACGCTGGTCTGAGAGATAAAAGCCCCCGCCGCAGCGGGGGCTTTCCTGTGCCCGGTGGTACTTGCATCGACAAGTAATAAAAGTCCGGAAAAACTTTGCAGGCGCTGGGGTTGACACCTCACCGTCAAGCCTGTAAAGTAGTTCTCATCAGGGCAGCACGAACGAGGGAGACGGAAATGGGCGCCATCGCCAAGGGCAAGGTCAACGCCAGTGAGCTCCAGGTCGGGACGCGGATCATCATCAAGATCTGGGACGCCAGCCGCGAAGAGGACCAGGCTGTTCTGGCCTGGCTGGGCACCGACCACGGGATCGGCCCGAGCCGGACCAAGACCGGGGAGGGCGTGGTCATCGTTACCGTCACGAACAAGGCCAAGGTCATCAACCGCCGGGGTTACCTGATCACCACCAGCGCCGGGGAGTTCTACGCCGAGCCGATCCAGACCATGTGGTTGGCGCCGGAGGACCCGGCCGGGATCAAGCGGGCGCACGCTGAGGCCCTGGAACTGGACAAGGTGTACGAGGCGTACCCGGTGGCCGATTTCCAGGACGTGGCCGAGGCCGACGAGAACCGCTGGACGCTGGGCAGCATCGAGGACGCACACGCCGAAGCCCTGGCCGAGGACGCGGACGCGGAGCGCGAGATCGAGTGCCCCCGGTGCGGCGGTCCGCTCGCCAGCGACGGTGTGTGTGCCGACGACGAGTGCGGCGCCGACGAGGAGATCGACCTGGAGAACCTCCCGGACCCGGACGGCTCGAACCTGCTCCCCATCCCGCCGGAGTTCTTCAAGGACGAGGAGATCGAGGACCAGGCCGCCGAGGTCGAGGCGTACAACCTGGTCCAGGCGGAGAAGGCTCGTGCTGAGAACGAGGCGCCGGGCGGCATGTACTACGGCTCCGAGTGGGCCTCCTCCCCGGTGTTCAATCTGGACCTCTCGGGTGGCTTGACACTTCACAGTCAAGACGGTAAGGTTGACACCAACAGCAAGGACGAGGGCGAGGAGAACGAGATGACCAGCACCGACACGCAGAACCGAGAGAAGACCGGATCGGCCGTGGTCCGTCTGATGGAGCGGGTGCACGAGCGGATCCGCCAGAACCACCCGGAGGTTCCGGAGGTCGTGATCGTGACCGGCGCCGGGACCGACAGTGCCACTCCGAAGTGGGGCCACTTCCGGGCGCGCGGCTGGCTGGCGCAGGACGGGGAGGGCAAGTCGGCCCACGTCCACGAGATGTTCATGGCGGGCGAGACTCTGGCAAAGGGCGCCCACCAGGTGCTCCAGACCATGCTCCACGAGTCGGCTCACGCGCTGGCCGAGAGCCGGGGAAAGAAGGACACCTCGCGCCAGGGCCGGTGGCACAACAAGGTCTTCCTGGACACGGCCAAGGAGCTCGGCCTGGAGTACCGAGGCGACAAGGCCAACCCCCAGATCGGGTTCTCTCAGGTCACCCTGACCGATGAGGCCAAGGACGAGTACCGCGACCTCCTGGAGGATCTCGACCGCGAGATCAACCTCATGGTCAAGCTGCCGCTCTGGCTCGGCGGATCCGGCGACGGGGGAGAGGACGAGGGGGGCGGCGAGAACATGGGCCGCAAGCCGCGCGGCGAGGGTGGCTCCTCCAGCTCGATCAAGCTGACCTGCGAGTGCTCCGACCCCAACATCATCCGGGCGTCCAAGAAGGTCGCGGAGATGCTGGTCGTCCGGTGCGATGACTGCGAGAAGCTGTTCCGCAACCGCTCCTGACCGGACGAGCGCCGGACCCCTCTCAAGGGGTCCGGCGCTTTGCTGTGCGCCGAGGAGTTGACACCTCACAGCCATTGCTGTAATGTAATCCATGGTGGAGAAGGTCTCCGCCGTTAGGGGAGGAAGAGACCATGATCGACTTTTACGAAGAGCTGGCAACCAAGCTGAGCCAGGCGCCTGACCTGGGCCGCGTCACCAGGGCGCTGGCCCGGGAGACCGTCCTGCGCCAGGTGATGACGGAGACCGGCGAGTCCCGCGAGATCGTGGCGGACATGATCGACGCCATGGACTCGATGAGCGAAGAGGCCGTGCTGGACCTGACTGACGGCGAGCCCACGACGCTGCGCGACGCGCTGAGCCGGTACGTGGAGAGGCTGAACAATCTTGGGAACCAGAAGAGGGAGGAGATCTACGCCAACATCGCGGATGAGCTGGACACCCTCCTGACCTACCCCTGGCCCGTTCAGCAGCCGGGGGTACACGTGGACCTGGAGGACAACCTGGAGCGCCGGGAGGGTGAGCCTCATGGCTACCACCGGCGCCGCACGACGGAGACCGGCTACCCGCTGATGGGCTCCAGCGATGCCGAGCGCGAGGAGAGCCACCAGCGCGCCATCCGTATCCAGCGCCAGGCGATGCGAGACCACGTGTTCGTGGGCGATGGTCAGTACTGCGAGGCCATGTTGCCGACGGGTGTCAGCGGGAGCCCGGAGACCGGCATCATCGCCATGACGGCCGGGTGCGGCTACGGGCGTGACACGCACCCTGACGTGTCCTGACCTGCGGAAACGGAGACCTTCCTCCCCGGCGTTGACACCTTGCAGTCCATACGGTAAGGTTTCAACCAACAGGAAGGAGGGCCGCCGATGCGGACCAAAATCGAGGTGGGGAACCTGACCCAGGGCCAGTTCGATTGGCTCAAGGAGAACATCCCTGGAGCCCGCGACATCCCGGAGGGAACGCCCCGGATGTGCGTCGTGTTCGTCGGTCCAGGCGACAACCTGGACGGCCATGTGGAACTTCCGCCCAGGGAGTTCGTTGCGGTGATCGAGCTCCTGGCCCGGATCACCCGGACGGCTGAGCTCCTGGCCGAGGCTCCGGGGGCGGGGATCGACGGGGACCCGTGCCAGCACGGGGCGCCGGTGGTCGAGGAGACCCCCTCGATGTTCGAGAACTCCGGGCCGGTCCGAACATACGCGGACGGGTGCCAGTCGTACGGCCCGTACGGGAAGGTCTTTGACCGATGAGTGTCAAGGTTGTCGGTCTGGACCTGTCGATCACCGGGACCGGGGTGGCGCACACGGTCGAGGGGGCCGTGTGCACCCACCTGATCAAGACCAACGCCAAGGACAAGGACCAGCGTCTGGCCCAGATCCAGCGCGAGGTCCGGGAGTACGCGGCCGGTGCCGCGCTGGCGCTGATCGAGGCGCCCACCGCACGCTCGGCGACCGCCGTGATCAGCGGCATGGTCCAGGGCGCGGTCCGTCTCGTGCTCCTGGACATGGGCATCCCGTACGGGACGCTGATGCCGAACAGCCTCAAGAAGTACGCGACCGGCAAGGGCACCGGGGACAAGATCCCGATGGCGCTCGCCGCGCTCAAGCGGGCTGGCCTGGAGTTCCCCGACGACAACCAGTGCGATGCGTTCTGGCTCTGGGTCGCGGCGAACGACCACCTGGCCCAGCCCGTGTTCGACCTCCCCGTGATCAATCGGGAGTCCCTCAGCAAGATCAGGATGGAAGGGTAGAGGCGTGAGCCTGGAAGAGCGTAAGGCGCAGATCCGCAAGGACATGGAGCGTCAGGCCCGGTACCTCCAGACCCTGGAGAACATGCCGGACTTCGACCAGCTGGCGAACGGCACCGTGATGGGTCTGGTTGTCACCTACGGCCCGAGCCGGGGGTACGCGGTGGTCGCGTACAAGGCCCGGGACCTCTGGTTCCTGACCGGAGACAAGTCGCCGAACAAGCTGGACTCGGGCAGCCTGGCCGAATGGCTGATGAGCAACGGTCGTCACCTCCGGCACGCCCAGGTGCTGGCCGAGTTCGAGGTGACCTCGATCCCGGTGTTCGACCTGGGCGCCGCGCTGGACGGCCTGCTGGGCGGTCTGACGGAGAACCGGCGTAGGGGCTTTCTGTCCGACACCTACGACGAGGCCAGCGGGCGGGGACTGTGAGCCTGGGAACCAAGATCGAGGCGGGTCAGGTGTTGACGCACCTGACCCGCTCCGGCGGCCGACTCGGCTGCCCGCACCCGGCCCACCGGTTCGCGAGCCCCCGTCAGGCGCCGAGCCGTCTCATCCTCCCCGAGTGCGCCGGGCGCGCGGCGTGGCTGGCCGCGCGCCGGGAGGGCATCGGCGGGTCCGAGGTGGGCGCGCTGATCGGGGTAAACGAGCACGAGACGGCCATGAGCATCTGGTCCAAGAAGACGCGGACCGAGCCGGACGTGGAGCTGACCGGCGCGCCGATCGAGTGGGGCCACCGGCTGGAGAACGTCGTGGCCGAGAAGACCGCCGAGGAGATCGGGATGGTGTCCCGGTTCGGGGGCGGTCTCTGGGCGATGCACGACCGGCCGTTCATCCGGGTGACCCCGGACCGGTTCGCGTGCAAGCCGAGGAGCTGGAAGGCCGAGGCGGTCATCGAGTGCAAGACTGCTGGATCGGACGAGCACTGGGAGTCGGGCACCATCCGGCCCAGCGGACACGGCACCGGCTCGGCGCCGCTGTCCTACCAGGCACAGCTCCAGTGGCAGCTCGGCATTCTCGGCCTCCCTGTCGGCTACCTCGGGTGCTTCGTCCTGGGGAGCGAGCGCCAGTTCTTCACGGTCGAGGTGCACTTCGATGCTGAGTGGTTCCGCGAGATGTGCGACGCCGCTGAACGGTTCTGGGTCCAGAACATCCTCGGCGACGACATCCCGTTGCACGACCACCGGCACCCGATCACGGAAGACCTGCTCAAGGCACAGAACCCGAACGTGGTCACGCAGAGCACCGATCTGCCCGATCTGGCGGAGGAGTGGATCAAGGACTACCAGCTGGCCAAGAAGGCGGCCGAGGAGGCGGAGACCAACTTCACGGCCGTGAAGAACCTCTTCCGGGAATGGACCGGCGACGCTGGAGCCGGATATCTGGGCGATGACAAGCTGGTCAGCTACCCCGAGGTGAGGTCCAGCCGGATCGACGTGGAGGCGCTCAAGCGGGACTACCCCGAGGTGGCCGAGGCCGTGACGGTGACGTCGCACTACCGCCGGATGACCATCCGGGTGCCCAAGAAGTACAAGCTTCCTGACCTGTAAGTGTCAACGTTGCAACATTAACGGCTAGGCTGTAACGTAGTGCTCGCTGGTTGATCGGACCCCTGTCGACCAGCATCCGGGCCGGTTTCGCGGTCGGTCCGATTCGGTGCTTGGAACGCCCATCCGGAGTAGGCACGTCTCCCCCGGGAGCAAATCCGAAACGGTGGCCGGACCAGGTTGAACGGGTAGGGACCGTCCGACCGATCCCAGGGGCCGCTCTTCGCGGAAGCGGCCCCGGCGCTATGGCTTGTAGCTCAATTGGTGAGAGCGACCTGGGGTGCAAACTCGGGGAGGTGCTGGTTCGAATCCGGCGAGGCCAGCGGAAGACCGGCGTTAGCCTTGCGCCGGACACCCCCAGTAACACCAGAGGCTAGGGCGCGGATCTAGACCGGCGGCCCGGGGGAGTCGGCCCACCAGAATCCGGCTGGCCTGAGCGGGTGGAGAGCAAACACGGCGGGGGAAACCCTGGTCATCGTCTGCCCCTCAGGTCGTACCAAAATCAGGGCTCCGGTGCTTCCGTTCACGGATGGCTTGAGCATCATGGCAAAGGTCTCGGATTCCGAGGTCGAGATGGTTCGAATCCATCAGGGGCGCGATCTGGCCGGTCCCGGCAACCACGGGACGGAACCCTGGGACCGGCCGGTTCAGCACGAACAACGCACAGCTCACTACCACTCAACTCAAGGAGCACCATGGCCAAGACCGCTGAGACCAGCGCCACCGAGTCCGACTTCGACGAGGCCGAGAACCTGTTCGGGGCCGACACGGAGAACGTCGACTTCGGCGACGCGGACGACCTCCTGAACTCCGTCCAGGAGGACGACGCGGAGGGCTGGGTCCCGACCGAGCGCGGCGAGAGCCTCGCTGGTGTCGTGACCAAGATCGGTGAGACCCGGTCCGACTTCGCGACGTCCGAGGACGACGCGATGTGCCCGACCGTCACCATCCTGACCAAGGACGGCGACAAGTACCGGGTGATCGGCTACGGCGCCGTCCTGAAGCGCGAGCTCCAGGACGCCAACCCCCGGGTTGGTGACCTGATCGCCGTGAAGTACTGGGGCGAGAAGCCGATCAAGAAGGGCAAGTTCGCCGGGAAGATGTACAAGCACTTCTCGGTGGCGGTCAAGCACAAGTAGTCCGCCACCCCTGCCAGGTGGAGTAAACGAGGGCCGTCCGAACTCACCGGGCGGCCCTCATCCGTCCCAGGAAGGAAGAAGACGATGTTCAAGCTCGACAACTCCAAGGTCCCGAACGGGACCGTGCTGCTGATGGGGATCCAGTACGAGAACCAGACCTCGGCGAAGATCTGGACGTACGCCCTGCTCAAGGCCGGTGGTCTCTGGTACGTGACCGGTAACGGCAAGGTTCCGGTGGCGGCCGGGTGGGAGGCGATCAACCGCTGGCTGGCCAAGGACGGCCGCGTGGTCAAGTGGGTCCGGGCGGCCACCAGTTGGGCCGACCTGTACCCGGTCCCGTCCGAGGATGACCCCTCCTCCCTGGTTGACACCTCCCAGGCGTCCGGGTAACCTCGCAGCCATGACGGCAACGAATAACGAGGGGGCGCACTGATGCTGGATCTCCGGCCGTACCAGCGCCGGGCGCTGACGGCGATCGAGGAGGCCGACCGGGAGGGCGTCCAGCGCCCGCTCCTGGTCTACCCGACCGGCACCGGCAAGACGGTCATCTTCTCTCACGCGTTGAAAGAGCGAGCGGAGAAGGGCCGGGGCCTGGTCCTGGTCCACCGTGAGGAGCTTGCGGAGCAGACCCGGGACAAGCTGGCCATGGTGGCGCCCGAGCTCTCCACGGGGATCGTGAAGGCCGAGCGGGACGAACTGGACGCGGACGTGGTCGTGGCCTCGGTCCAGACGGCCAGCCGGGACAAGCGGCTGGCCGCGCTGGTCGAGTCCGGCCGTCGCTCCCCGTTCGGCACGCTGATCGTGGACGAGGCGCACCATGCACCAGCGCCGACCTGGACCAAGGTGCTGCGAGGTATGGGGTCGTGGTCCCAGTTCGGTCCTCTGACCATCGGGTTCACGGCCACCCCGGAGCGGGACAACGGCAAGACCCTGGGCGTGTGGGAGAAAGTTGTCTCTTACATGTCAATTCGGGAGGCCATCTACGGCGACCGTAAGAAGGGGGAGGAGGGCGGCTACCTCGTCCCGATCCTCCCGGCCGTGGTCGTCGAGACCAAGATGGACATGGGCAAGGTTCGCAAGACCGGCGGGGACTACTCCGACGGTGACCTGGGGACCGCCCTGGAGGACGCGGGCGCTATCGAGCAGATCGCGGACGCGTACAAGGAGCACGCCAGCGACCGCAAGGGCGTGGCTTTCACGCCCACGATCAAGACCGCCCACCACCTCGCCGAGGAGCTCCGCAAGCGCGGCATCCCGGCCGAGGCGATCGACGGCGGCACCGACCCGGAGCTCCGCAGGGCCGTCCTGAAGCGGCTCAAGACCGGACAGACCCAGGTGGTCGTCAACTGCGCCGTGCTCACCGAAGGGTTCGACGAACCCTCGATCTCGTGCGTGGTCGTGGCGCGGCCCACCAAGTTCCACGGCCTCTACGTCCAGATGGTCGGCCGGGGGACGCGGCTCTACCCGGGCAAGAAGGACCTGATGGTCCTGGACATCGTCGGAGCCAGCAACCGTCACGAGCTCATCGGCCTGGTGGACCTCGGCCTGGACCTGGACGACCCCCGCAAGAAGAAAGAGCCTGGCGAGACCGAGGCGATGAAGTGCCCCTCGTGCGGCGTGCCGTGCGAGTTCGAGGAGCACCGGTGCCGGTTGTGCAACCGATACCTTCCGGCGGACATCTGCCTGGCGGGCGGCACCCGGCACCTGAACTGCCACGCGGGCGCGGCCGGGAAGGTCGACGTGTTCGGCACGTCCCGGCTGGCCTGGCTCCCGCTCCCCGGGGGTGCGTACTGCCTGACTGCTGGTAAGGAGGTGGTGGTCATGGCGCCGATCGGGGAGGACACCTGGAAGCTTGCGACGTACGAGGGCAACCGGCTGACCATCATTCAGGACGAGATCCCGGCCGACTGGGCGATGGGCATCGGAGAGGACCGGGCCAAGGCGTTCCAGCGGCTGGCCGAGCGCTCGGCGCGCTGGCGCAAGAGCCGGGCCTCGGATGCCCAGAGGTCGCGCTTGATCCGGCAGGGCTTCCCTGAGAGCAAGCTCCACCTGGTCAAGACGATGGGCGACGCGTCCGACCTCTCGACCAGGATCACCGGCCGTCACGCCCTGCGCCGGATGGGCGTTCTGTAACGCGCTGACCGGGGAGGTTGCGTACCTCCCCGGTCAGGCTGTAAGGTCGGCATCTCATGCGGGGGAAGACGGCTTCCCCCGCAACCCTGGCAGGAGGGGATATGGACATCAGGATCAAGACGGCCGAGGAGTTCTCGTCCAATTACGTGACCATCGAGATTCGGGCCACGCCCAACGAGGTGGTCAAGGTGCTCTCTGATCCACCGGCGTACGACCCGGAGGCGGCGGCAGAGGTGCTGGCCGAGAACTACGACCGGGCGCGCCGGAAGGTCACCCAGCTGGAGGCCGATCTGACCCGGATTCGCGCTGCGGTTCTGGGCACCGAATTGGCCCGGGAGCTGGCGGATTATCGAAAGGCCAGCGCGGCCATGCTGCTGGTTGAGGCGCTGACCGAGGTCCGGCGGGTGATCGGAGCGACTGACTCCTCCGTGTCAAACCGGCTGTCGTCCCGGCTCTACACGGCGGAGGAGGTGGGGGACCTCCAGGCGTCCGAGGCCGAACTGGTGGCCGGACCGCTCCGGCGCCGGGTGGCTGAGCTGGAGTACGACCTGGAACGGTACCGGCGGGCGCACGTCTGCACGGTCGAGTGCAAGCCGAACGCTCACACGGCGTTCCAGGGCCGCGCGTTGGTCGCGGAGTTGGAGACCGAACTGGCGAACGAGCGCCAGGAGATCGAGCGCCTGGAGCGCACGCTGGCCGAGTCCCGGGAGCTGGTGGAGTTCAAGACCCGGGTGGCTGATGACATCGACGAGGACCGGGAGAAGCTTCACGAGAAGGCCAAGGCAGAACGCGACCGGGCCGAGCAGAACAAGGCCTGGGCCGAGCGCGCCGAGGCGAACGGGGTCAAGTTGAGCGCGGCCCTGGTCCGGGCCGAGAAGGATCGTGATTCGGCGCGGCGCCGAGTGGATGAGCTGGAGAAGCAACTGGACAGCTATCAGCGTGCCGAAAGGCGAGCGATGGCCGAGCACATCCGGAGTCTCGCGGCCCGGGACAACCTCCTGAGCGTGGCCACCCACCGGATCAGCATCGTCCGGGAACTTCTGGCTGCCCCTGGGGTGACCAAAGCCCGGGACGAGATCGTCACGAGCAAGGGCGCCGTCCTGGCGAATGCCATCGGTAACGCCCTGGCAGCACTGGACAGCTGAGGTTCGAACACAACCGGGACCGCCTCCCCCTGGGGAGGCGGTCCCTGAAGCAACGGGAAGGACCAGATGTGACCAACCTCAGCGACGAGCACCGGCAGTACCTGGCGAGCCAGGCCGTGGACCCTGATCTGGCCGAGAAGCTGGGCGTGCGCACGGTGACCTGTCGTGCCGACATGGAAGCCACCGGGGATGACAACTGGGTGAACTTCGCCAACTTCCCCGCCATCCTCTTCCCCTGGACCGCGCCGGACGGCCGGGTGATGTACCAGGCCCGGCCCGACAACCCGACCGCCGACCCCAAGACCGGACGGCCTCGCAAGTACGTGTTCGGGCGCCAGGCGACTCCGGTGCTCTGGGCCCTGCGAGAGGTCGAGGGGGCCGAGACGGCGCTGGTGATCGAGGGGACCAAGCAAGGGCTGGCGGGCGCGACGTACGCCCCGCCCGGCGTCTCGGTCTACTCGATCGCCGGGTGCCGGATGTGGCAGATCGACGGCATGCCGATCCCTGACCTGGGAGTCCTGGACGGCAAGAACGTCGTGGTGATGCTGGACGCGGACGCGGCGAGCAACCCGGACGTTTACCAGGCTGGGACCGGTCTGGCCGAGGCGCTCGCCATGGAGGGCGCCGCCAAGGTGGTGTTCAGCCGGTTCCCCGGGACCGGCAAGAGCGGCCTGGACGACATCCTGGCGTCCAGGCAGGAAGACCGCCGGGCCTCGTACATGGTCCGGCTGATCGAGGGGGCCAAGCCGAAACCGGCGGACCGGGCCCCGGTCAAGGGCAAGAAGGGTGCAGGCATGCCGGAGGGGAAGGGCGACCGCGTCACGATCGTGGTCAACGAGGACCGGTTCGACGTGATCAACGATCTGACCGAGGCGTTGCTCAAGCGCTGGAACGCCACCGAACTGTTCAACCACGGCGGGGTGATCTCGCGCCGCAAGGGTGACGCCATGCACCCGGTGGATCGGGGCGCGTTCCACGATCTGGTCCAGGTGACCGCCCGGACCGTTAACAAGAACGAGGGCGCTCAGGGCACCACGTATTCGTTCGCCTGGCCCGACCCGGGCACGATGTCCGCGACCATGAGCCGGGCGGACCAGTTCGCCCAGCTCGACCGGATCAGCCACGCGCCGTTCGTGCGCCCCGACGGCTCGATCGTCAGCGATCCCGGGTACGACGAGGCGACCGGGACGATCCTCATGCCCGACCCGGTGTTCGAGGGGATGGAGGTCCCAGTAGAGCCGACCGCCGAACAGGTCACGGCCGCCCGCGAGCTCCTGCTGACGGAGTGGCTCGGCGACTTCCCGGTGGACACCGATGCGGACCGGGCCAACATGCTGGCACTCGTGCTCACCCCGGCCGTGCGCGGCATGATGCCGCGCGCCCCGATGGCCGTGGTCGACGGCCTCCAGATGGGCGTCGGCAAGAACCTGCTGGCGGACTCGGTGCTGACGGTCTACACCGGGCGCCCGGCCCAGCCGATGAACTTCGTCTCCGAGCCGGACGAGCTCCGTAAGCAGATCACGAGCGCGTTCCGGACCGGCGCCGAGTTCTTCGTGTTCGATGAGGCGCCGGTGCTGGAGGGCGCCGCGCTCGCCCAGGCGCTGACCGCCGAGACCTGGCAGGACCGGATCCTGGGCGTCTCGACCATGGCCAACTTCCCCAACCGGGTGACGTGGGTCAGCCTCGGCAACAACGTCCAGGTCAAGGGTGACATCACCCGGCGTGTCTACCGGATCGCTCTGCGGCCCCGGTACGCCAACCCCCAGGACCGGCGGGCGGAGACCTTCCGGCACCCGGGCACGTCCGGCCTGGACCTGCTCAGCTGGACGGCCAAGAACCGCAAGGAGCTCCTGACCGCCGTGCTGACCCTGGTCAGAGCGTGGTTCGCGGCTGGTCAGCCCTACCCCAAGAGGGGCGTCTCGTTCGGTTCGTTCGAGGTCTGGGAGCGGATGCTGGGCGGAATCCTGGAGGCAGCCGGAGTGCCGGAGTTCCTTGGCAACCTCAAGGTCTGGCGTTCGGAGAGCGACTTCGAATCGCAGTACTGGATCAACCACCTGAGCTGGCTCCGGGATCAGTTCGGCGAGTCGAACTTCCGCACCTCGGACGTGAAGAGCAAGGGCATCACGGCCGGGACCGACTTCTACGCCGCGCCGCCCAAGCTGGACGACCCCACCGAGAAGACCTACGGCAAGAGCCTGGGGGAGGCCTACGGCCGCATCCGGGGGCGCCGGTATGGGTCGTACTGGCTGGACCGGATCGGGACCGCCCACGGCCACGTCAGCGTGTACCGGGTGCTCTCCGACGATGACCTCCCCCCGGCGCCGCCGGTGGTCGACATCGATCCGGACCTGATCGATCCTGACACTGACGTGTCAAGCCAGGACCTGTGCCCTCACGGCGTGCCGTTCGAGTTCTGCGGCAACTGCCACGAGGAGAACGATCCGGACCCAGCGCCGGAGAACGAGCACGCCGAGGCGCGTGGCCCGGCGCCCGAGGACACCGACGGGGAAGGTCACGACGAGGTCCGGGGCCTGGACTGGGAGGACATCCCGGTCATGACTGTTCAGCGCGGCGGAGTCACCTTCACGACCGACAACCCGCACGTGGTGGCGCCCCTGCCGGACCCCGTTAACACCGAGGTTGTGACGTTCGACCTGGAGACCGGTGACGCGGACGACCTCTACCGGGCCGACCCGGAGGCCTACGTCCGGATCGGGGCCACAGCCACCGGCGACGCCCCGGTCCAGGCGTTCGACCAGGACCCGGCCTGGAACGTGACACGGGACGTGAACCTTGCTCGGGTTCACGGCGGGGTGGCCACCGGCCACAACATCATGGCGTTCGACCTCCCCGCGCTGGTCCGGGCCGGTCAGTTCACGATGACCGACGTGCACGAGATGGCGGCCGACGGCCAGTTGTTCGACGGCCTGCTGGCCGCCCGCTACCTGGACCCACCGATGGCCCGGGACAAGGGTGTGGACGAGAAGCGCAAGTACGATCTCGGCTTCCTGGGGGAGAAGTACGGCCTGGGCGCCAAGCTCAGCGACGTCTCCAAGGAGCTGGCCAAGAAGTACGGCGGGTGGGGGGCCATCCCGATCGACGACTCCGATGACGGCCAGGCGTTCAAGGACTACATGGTCCAGGACGTGGAGCTGTCCCGGCGCCTGCACACGAGGCTGCTGGAGGAGCTCGGCGGCACCGTGCCGGAGTACCTGGTCCGGGAGCACCGGGTGGCCGCCATCGCCGCGCAGATCTCGATCAACGGGTTCCGGGTGGACCAGGAGCTTCTCGCCGAACGGGTCGGCCAGATCGAGACGACCAAGAGCCGGGCGCTGGCCTACCTGAACGGCAACCACGGCGTTCCCCTGGCCGATGCCAAGGGCAACGCCTACAAGTCGCCTCTGGCGACCAAGGGCGGCAAGGAGGCGATCGGCGCCGCGCTGGTGGCGCTCGGCGTGCCGGAGAAAGCCCTCTGGCGGACCCCCACCTCCAAGGACCTCCAGCTGTCGGGGGAGGCGATGATGCACTACGGGCGCGAGTACGGCCAGAACCGTCCGGAGCTGGGAAAGCTCTGCACGGCGGTCTATCGGATCGTCTCGGCCCGGTCGGTCTACCAGACGGCGATGGACCACACGTGCCCCGACGGCCGGGTGCACCCCAAGGTCGGGTTCGACCAGGCCACCGGCCGGTGGTCGGTGACCCGGCCTGGCCTGACCGTGTTCGGTAAGCGTGACGGCCGCCATGTGGAGCGCGCGGTCTTCCTCCCCGATCCGGGGGAGGTGCTCATCTCCGTGGACCTCAGCCAGGTCGACATGCGCGCGGTGGCCGGGCTCAGCCAGGACCAGGCGTACATCGAGATGCTGCGGTCCGAGGACCCGCACACGGAGCTGGCCATCGCCCTGTTCGGCGACGCCAAGTACCGGGGGAGCAGGCGAAAGCCATCGGTCGGCTGGAACTACGGCGAGAGTCTGCGCCGGATCTCCGAGGACAACGACATCGATCCGTTGATCACCCGCAAGTTCGACACCTCGATGCACGAGAGGTTCCCCCGGCTGGTCGAGTGGCGCGAGGAGGTGCGGGCGCTGGCCGCGTCCGGGCAGCTGCTCGACAACGGGTTCGGGCGGTTGATGCGGCCGGATCCGCACCGGGCGCACACGCAGGGTCCGGCGCTGATGGGCCAGGGCGCGGCCCGGGACCTGATGATGACCGGCCTGTTGCGGCTGCCCGCCGAGATCCTCCCCATGCTGCGGGCCCAGATCCACGACGAGGTGGTGGCCAGCGTCCCGGCGGACCGGGCCGGTGAGTTCGGCCGGGCGATCGTGGAGGCGTTCACGTTCGAGTGGCGCGGCGTACCCATCCTGGCGGACGTGAGCCGGGCCGGGACCAACTGGTCAGAGTGTTATATCAAATAGGAGGCGAGAAATGGTCCCACAGTCTTACCCGCTTTACCTGTGCACTGTTCCTGAAGTGGTTAAAGACAAGTCCAATAGCAGGAGTATAGAGAATGTGTGCTCCATGCTTTCCACTTTCACGTTCAGGGTGGTGGGGTGGAAGGACGATGTAAACCGAGTTGGGGTCAGGACGTTATCCCCTCTGGTGGTGGTAAACGGGAGGAAAGATCCTACGGCCATAGGTCTGCACTATGCGGCTGATTTTCAGGGTCCTTGTTATTACTCCGATACTAAGATCGGCGCCGTATCTGAAGCCCTGATCAGTGTCTACGGGACCAATCTCCCTGTGGGCTGGAAATTGTCCGTAACCAAATCGGTGGGCCTGCCCAAGGACTAAAACGTCAGTGTCGGGGAGTTGACACCTCCCCGGCACGACGGTAAGGTTCCGCACCAACGAACATCGATCAAGGAGAACGAACGTGACCAGCCCGACCAAGCCGCCCTACGTTTCCGGCGGCATCATCTACCCGCCCCGGACTCCGGCCTGGCACGACCTGGTGGCCCAGCACGGTTTCTCCAGCGGACCTGAGGGCCAAGAGTTGCCCTGGCAGCAGGAGGCGACCAGGCGGGGGACCACCCTGGTCCTGATCGGCGTGCTGACCGGGATGGTTCTGTTCGTCCTGGCGGCGGCCGGGTACCTGGTCCAGCGGAACAACTGGCTCCCGGCCTCGATCCCGCTGATCGGTAAGGACTCCGGAGTAGCCGCGTGCGAGACGATCGCCAACGGGGGAGGCGTGGCCGGTTCCGGTGACCCGACCTGGAGCCAGGCCGACTACCGCGCGGCGCGCCAGGTCTTCGCGGACTCCCGCTACCCGGCCATCCGGGACAACGGCGTTCAGCTGATGGATCTGGCCTGGCAGATGCAGGGCCTGAAGGCGGACGACATGGGTCTGTTGCTCTACGTCACACCGATGACCAACGCGTACGCCGGGCTCGCCGGTGGCTGTGCCGAGGTGGGATACATCATCCCGGCCCTGGGCAACTGACACTTCACCGTCAAGACAGGGAGGTATGATCCCCGAGATGAGACACTCTCTGATCCTCGCCACCGGGCTGGCGGCGGCACTGGGCGCGATCACCTCGTGCTCCCCGGCTACCGCCCGGCCGTGCTACTCGGCCCAGGACATCCACGTCCGGCCGTGCCCGAGCCACCGGCCGCCGACCGCCGTGCCGACCACCTCCCCCACGACCTCGGTCCCGACCACGGCGCCGACAACCGTGCCGACGACTCCGGCGACCACCGGGCCGACCACCACGGCGCCGACCGAGACCCCCACCACGACCCCGACCGAAGAGCCCATCAGCCCCCTGGGGCCGACCTCACCCACCGGCGCGTGGCAGACCGTCATGGCGGACGACTTCAGCACGCTGGACCTGGACACGTGGGTCGTGCAGGACGGCCGGGACATGAACGGCGTTTACTCTCGGACGGCCAACGCAACCGTCACCGGCGGCCACCTGAGGCTCCAGCTCTCCGAGGAGAGCGGCACCACGTACGGCGCGGTGGTCAGCTCGAACACGGACTGGGACCCGGAGGCCTCCCGGTACACCATGCTGCCGGGTGACGTGGTGGAGGCCAGGATCTTCTTCCCCGGCTCGGCCACCAGTGAGGTAGTCAACTGGGGAGGGTTCTGGACCTCCGGGAGCGACTGGCCGCAGGGTGGCGAGAACGATGTCTTCGAGGGCGGGCCCGACGTCTCGATCAACTATCACGGCGTGAACAGCTGGTCCGGCGGTGACCTCAACCACCTGGCGTCCAACTTCGTCCCGGACGGGGACTGGGGCGGCCGGTGGGTTACTGCCACGCTCTACCGCCGGACCGATGGCGTGTCCGAGGTCTACTACGACGGCCAGCTGGTCCGCACCGTCAGCACGGCTGACCACGAGCGGCCGGACGCCGCACAGACCGTGCTGTTCTCGCTCGGCGTGAGCGACCAGGAGAAGGTCACCGGCGACGCCGGAGCTCTCCTGGTGGACTGGTTCCGGGCCTACCGCCCGGCGTAACCTGAACTCGCGGCGCGCTTTCCTAGGACGTGGCGTGCTGCTTGGCCAGAGCTCCGGCCCCGACCTGATCAGACCTCCCCGTCCCAGGTCGGACCAGCCGGAGCTCTGTGCTTTCCAGCCATGCCGTCCAGGTAGCGGCACCGAGATGTCCGCCGGTAGGCTGTCAGGGTGACAACAAAGGTAAAGCTCGGACCGGACAACAACCCCGGTGGCGCGAGGTGGTGCCCCGACCACAACCGCCTGGAGTGCGTGAACAGCCGGTCACGGGGCCGGGGACCGTGCCACCAGGCAGCCATCCGGGGTACCAAAGGGTGCCGGACGCACAGCGGCAAGAAAGGCTCCGTGGCCAAAGCCCAGGGGGAGGCACGGATCACGGCCTGGAACCCGATGGGCCAGGTCGTCGCGGTCGACGCGAATGCCGCCGTGCTCGGCGTGCTCCAGATGACCCACCTCCGCCTGGCCTCGTACGCGGACCTTCTCCGGCGCCAGGTCGTCACCGACGGGGACACGGCCGGAAGCACGAGCGAGGATGCGCCGAACGCCTCCGGGCTGATCGGCTTCCGGTACGGGATGGGCGGCAAGGACGGCATCACCTACGTGCAGAGCGAGGAGGTCCGCGCGCTGGTCAGCCTGGAGGCGGCCGAGCGCGACCGGGTGGTCAAGTACGCCAAGACCGCCCATGACATGGGCATCTCCTCGCGCCTGACCGACCTGGCCGAGAAGTGGGGTGACATCGTCGCCGGGCGTATCTCGCTGCTGATCGACGGCCTGGGCCTGAGCCCGGAGCAGGCCGCCCGGGTGCCGTCCCTGCTCCAGACCCACCTCGGTTCCATCGACATGGCGGCTATCGGGTCCGAGCCAGGATGACCTACCCCGCCTATCGGCCGTGCGGACTCTGCCGGGAGCTGGTCCCGGCAGAGTCCGGATGCACGCATTGGCGACCGCTGGTCTCGGCCGCCCGCAAGGGCAACGGGTCGGCCAACGAGGCGGCACGGCGCAAGAGGGCGGCCCAGAAGCGACGCGAACAGCGAGCCGCCCTGAAGGCCAAGGAAGCGGTTGCCGAGTTCCGGCGGCAGATGGGATACGAGGCATGATCATCAACCTGGCTGACAAGGTGCTGGCCCGGGGGAGGATCCAGATCTGGCGGGATTCGCCGACCGCCTGGGCGGCCGACTGTCTCAAGCTGAATCTGCCGGGCTACCAGGGGGAGGTTGTGGACGCTCTCCCCCGCAAGCGGCGTGTGGCCGTGAAGGGGCCACACGGCTTGGGGAAGTCCTTCATGGGCTCGCTGCTGGTCAACTGGTTCGCCACCACCAGGGAGCTGATGGGCAAGGACTGGAAGATCATTACTACGGCGTCCGCCTGGCGTCACCTGGAGGTCTACCTCTGGCCGGAGATCCACAAGTGGGCAGGGAGGATCGACTTCGAGACCCTGGGTCGCGCGCCGTACAACCCCCGGACCGAGCTCTTGGATCTGCGGCTCAAGCTGGCGCACGGCGCGGCTACAGCGGTCGCCTCGAACCAGCCGGAGCGCATCGAGGGCGCACACGCCGAGGAGCTCCTCTATCTCCTCGATGAGGCCAAGATCGTGCCGCCCGCCACCTGGGACTCCATCGAGGGCGCTTTCTCGAACGCCGGACCGGACACGGCCGACAACGCGTACGCGTTCGCCATGAGCACGCCGGGCGCGCCGTCAGGCCGGTTCTACGACATCCACCGGCGGGCACCTGGGTACGAAGACTGGTGGACCCGATCGGTGACCCTGGAGGAGGCCATCGAGGCCGGTCGCATCTCTCGCGTCTGGGCCGACCAGCGGCGCCAGCAATGGGGAGAGGACAGCGCGGTCTATCACAACCGCGTGCTGGGCGAGTTCCACGCCTCGGATGAAGACTCCGTCATCCCTCTGGCTTGGCTGGAAGCGGCCGTGGAGCGCTGGTACGAGTGGGACCGTGCCGGGCGCCCGGACCAGGGCGGCCCGTACTGGGTCGGCACCGACGTCGGCCGGGGAGGTGACGAGTCCGTGCTGGCGCACCGGGACGGCCCGGCCATCTGGCTGGAGGGCCACCGGCGCCGGGACACCATGAGCACCGTGGCGATGCTTCAGGGCCTCGATGAGCGGCCGATCATCGACGTCATCGGGGTGGGCGCCGGGGTCTACGACCGGGCACGTGAGGTCGGCCTGAAGGCCGTGGCCTACGCAGGGTCCGGGAAGACTCCGGTGCGCGACCGCTCGCGCAAGTTCGGGTTCGCGAACGTACGTAGTGCTGCGTACTGGCATCTGCGAGAGTTGCTGGAGCCGTCGCACGAGCCCGTGCTGATGCTGCCCCCGGATGACCTGCTGGTCTCCGACCTCACCACCCCGACATGGTCCGTGACCACCGGCGTCCCGCCGAAGATCGCAGTGGAGACCAAGGAGAAGGTGGTCGAGAGGCTCGGCCGTTCGCCGGACCGAGGCGACGCCATCGCGATGGCGATGTGGGCGGACCGGATCCAGGGCGGAACCTTCGCGGCTCCCCAGGGCCAGATGCCGACCACGGCCCTGACCCCGTTCAAGGGCCGGTAGTTAGACGTCGCATCTCCCCCGGTTGTCCGGGGTTCGTGCAAAAGTGTGACCCAGATCACCAGGGGTTACCGGGTGCGGATCGACCTATGAGTACGACAGGTGAAGGGCGTTGACACCTTGCAGCCCTGACGGTAAAGTAGTTGTCATGACTGATCACATCTACCCGAGGTTCCTCGGATACGACGGGTCCGGTGACTACGTCTGGGAGCTCGCGGACGGCCGCTGGACCTGGGGAGTGTCTCCCCGCGACGCGGCCGACAGGGCCCGTACGTTCGAGCCGGTCCGCTACATCGAGAAGTACGGCCGTCCGGTCGGCTCGGACGAGGAGATCGACCGCAAGGCCGAGGCCGACGAGGACCCGGCCGAACTCGCCAAGCTCTACCTGACCGTTCCGGCGCCGACCGGAGACACGGTCAACCTGGTCCGTGGGGTTGTCTGGGACGAGCAGCTGGACAACCTGGTCATTCCGTGCAGGCTCCAGGGAGCGGCTGCCACGCTGGCGTCTGTCGTGGCCACCGTGCGAGCCATCACCGGGCAGTCGGGCATCGATGGCACGGTGCCGGTGACGCTGCGCTACAAGGACGGCCTCACGATCGGCGCTGAGAAGGCGCTGGCTGCCATGAAGGATGCAGCCCAGGGTTGGGCGGAGGGCGCGGCCGAGAACGACGAGGCCATGGGCCTCCGGGACCGCAAGCCTGCCGACGAGCAGGAGTTCCGGGTGGCCGACATCCTGAACATGATCGACGACGCGGCACGAGAGGTCGGCGTGAAGCCGGTCTACGGCGACCAGGGGAAGGGGTCGAACCGATGAAGTTCACGAGCCGGTGGGAGATGCCCGAGGTGACCTTCTACCAGGTCGAGGGCCACGGGTTCGAGGAGTACGAGGGCCGTCCGCTGTACGCGTTCGGCAAGCCGGGCGAGATGAATACCATGGGTATCCCCAAGATCGGGGAGCTGTACACGGCCCTGGACCGGGCACTGGTCGCCTGGGTCGGAGAGAAGTACACCGGCGTGCGCAGTGCGGGCGGCAAGGGCGTGGGCACGGCGGCCGACTGGTTCATGAAGATGATCGGTGCCGACGAGGTGGTCCCGGTCGATCGGGGTACTGGCCAGAAGGCGCTCCAGGAGGTCATCGTGGCCACGGCCAAGCACGACGGCCCGGTCTACCGGCGGGCCGACGCGATGGAGACCGAACTGACCAAGCGCGGTCTGGTGCTCGCGGCGATGAACCACGGACGCTGACACGTAAGGGTCAAGATGAGAAAGCCCCTGGGATCGTCTCAGGGGCTTTCTTGCGTCCCGGCCAGGGGAGACGATAGGTACGGAGGTGATCGGCCGTGGTGAGTTCAGCAGGAGGCCGGAAGGGATACGTGGCGCCGGGCCGTCACCGGGCTTACAAGGCCCTGCGGCGCAAGGGCAAGAGCAAGAAGAGCGCGGCCCGGATCGCCAACGCTGGCGTCACGCACGCCCAGCGCTCGCGGATGGCCCGGAAGGCCGCGCGCACGCGACGTGCGAAGCGGGGGCGGTAGGCGCTACTGTGAGGTAACGAGGAAGAGGAGGTGACCGTGGCGAGCTGGGTACTCATCCCCGCCTTGAAGTCGCTGTTCGCCGAGTTCGACCGGATCGCGCCGCGCCGGGACAAGGCGTCCGACGGCAGCATCGGTGACCCCGCGCATCAGAAGGAGGTCTCGGACCACAACCCGGACGAGACCGGCTCGGTGCCGATCCACGATGCCGACCATGTCAACGAGGTCCACGCCATCGACGTCGATGACGACCTCAACGAGTCGGACCTGACCATGGAGAAGGTGGTCCAGTTCCTGCTGGGACGTTGCCGGTCCGGCGCCGAGAAGCGGTTGCGTTACATCATCTACAACCGCCGGATCTGGTCCGCGAGCTCGGGCTGGGTCCAGAAGACCTACACCGGGGCCTCGGCCCACACCGAGCACGCGCACTTCAGCGCGAGCTACGACAGCAATCGTGAGGCGTCGACCGCCTCCTGGCATCTGGAGGAGATTCCCGTGGCGCTGACCAGCGCGGACAAGGCTTGGATCACGAGCACCATCGCCGACACGGTGGCCAAGGCCGTGAACGCGCTGAGTGCGAATCTCGCACCGGTCGTTCCGCTGGCTGTGAAGATCGGCGACAAGGCCGTGCCGACCCGGACCGTCGGCGACAACGAACGGGACTTCGCGAAGCTGCGTGGGACCCTGGTCCTGTCGCCGGACAAGGAGACGGCCAACAAGCTGGTCGAGGCCGGTTCCCCGCTGGACCGGATCGTCCGGGCGGCCGACAAGATCCTGAGCGAGAAGGAGTAACCGATGGACGAGAGCGTCATCCCGGAGAAGACCAGGGCCTGGATCTACCGCATCACGACCGCGCTGGTCCCGGTGCTGACCGGGTACGGCGTCATCGAGGACAGCAAGGCCGCGCTCTGGCTGGGCCTGGCCGGTGCCGTGCTCGGGTTCGGCGTCAGCGCGCTGGCGTCGGCCAACACGAGTACCAAGAACTGACCGCACGAGGAAGCCCCCGGCCTGCTACCAACTGGCCGGGGGCTTCCTTTGTGTGCGGGGAGGATCAGTGCAGCATGCGGCCGATGAACTCGGTCCCGTTCTCCTGTCCGGCCGTGATGGCGATGATCGAGTTCCGGAGCGGCTGGATGCAGGAGTGCAGGTTGATCGAGGCCTGGGACATCTGCCGGTAGTAGGTCTCCAGCAGGGCGGGGGAGAGGTTCCCCATCGCGGCCTTGATGTTGTTCATGCTGCTCTCCAGGGCGCCGATGGCCGAGTTGATCTGAGCTTCGGCATCGATGACGGCGTTGGCTGCCGCCCCGGCGTTGATGTTGGCGGTCGTGATCTGACCCACGATCTCTTCGGCGGATGCCACGTGTTTTCCTACCTCTATCCCTTGAACGTGGTTGGGTACCGGGTTGTCGGCCCGGTTGGGCAGAGCGGCGTGCCCGGAGTCCTCGTCCTCACGGCCGCCCAGTTGCCAGTCCCCCTCGTCAGCCGGGGTGACCGGTTCACGGCCCATCCGGTGGGGACCGCGCAGGGTGTACGAGCCTTCCGGTCTGACGTCCGGGTGAAGCGACTCGGCGTGCTGCGAAGCCGACTCCTCGGCCAGCAGGCCGGGGATCTTCGCGTTGTCTATCGCCTCCCGGTCGAGCAGCATCGTTTGCGCTGCCTGCTCCATGGGGATGTCTGGGGTCCATCCCACGGCCAGCAATGATGCGTGGCACGGGCCGTTCAGGACGGGGTGCTGGATATCGTGCCGGGGGATCCTCTTGATCATCGTTGCGTCCGTCGCGGAAACCCGTTCCACCAGCATCACCAGGAAGGCCGAGCAGAATCGGTAGGGGCAGATCCGGACGTCTTCGTCCTCAGATGACATGCCAGAACTTCCTCGATGCGTTGTTCTTGCTGATCGGGGTGATGGACACCCTCTTGGCCGATCTGAGCCGGACGTTGTAGCCGCTCTCCGTGCGGTCCACGGAGACGACCTGGTACACGGCCCCCTTAGCCTCGATGCGGTCCATCGGCGTCAGCTCCAGGGTCGAGACCCAGGACCCGGTCACCTTGCGTGGCTTGGGCTCGGTCCGGTTGAGCAGTCGTTGCACGGTGTCGTCGGCCCGGAGTCGCTTCTCCCAGGCACGGTTACGGCGGTCGTTGCAACCCAGGCAGTCGCACGTCGCCTGGTCGTGGTTGTTGGCCCGGCTGATCTCCCTGGCGATGACCAGGATCGAGCCGAAGAACAGGCCGGACAGCAGGACCAGGCCGACCACGGCGTGCCAGACGGCCTCGAACATCCATCCGAGCATGGCGCCCAGCATCAGCCGATCCTCGCTATCAGGCGGCCCTCACGCTGGGCGCCGACCGGTTCCGTGCGGTTGACTCCTACGTTAGGCAGGCCCGAGTCGGAGGGCGCCCAGCGCAGGGTAAGGGCCCGGCGGTAGCGCCACCAGGGCACTCCCCGGCCGGGCCCCGTTCCCTCGATCATCGCTGCCTCACTTCCCGGGCTTGTTGCCGCGTTTGGGGTTCTGTGTCGTCCGCCGGGGTTTCGTCTTGGCGGGCTTCACCGGCGGCTTGGTGGGTTGCTTGGGCGGCTTCCTGGGCTGGCCGGATCCGAATATGTCGAAGAGCCCCATCTCGTCCTCCCCCGGGGGGTACTTCCCCGTCTTGGCTTCAAGGTTACCAGCCGCGCCGGGGAAGTACAAACCCGGGGAGTGTCAGGAATCGGTCAGTCGCGGTTGGCGACCCAGATGCACAGGGCGATGGCCAGCATGAACAGGAACCAGCCGAGGTTGTCACCGACGTCGATCGTCACAGCGCCTGGACCTCCTCCGGTGCCGGGTCGCGCCACGAGGTGGCGTCGTCCGGTGCCTCGGACATCAGCCTCCGGACCCAGACCGGGAGCTGGTTCGCGTGCTGGGTCAGGTCGCTGGAGTACCAGCACTGTTTCTCGTGGACCTCGGTGGAGGCCGCGCCGGACTTGAGGACCAGGCCACCGGATACGTTGACCCGGCTCACCTCGCCGTCGGTCACGGTCAGCGTGATGATGTCCGGCCGGAAGATCCGGGGCCTGTGGTGATAACTGCGGGTGATGTCGATGTCCGGCACCGAGCCGGGCTCGATCTCGATCTGGATGGTGCGGACCGTACGGTCCGACGTCACGTTTGCTCTCATGGTTGCCAACATAGCAGTCAGGACGGTAAGGTTCAACCCATGGCAAAGATCGTGGTTCACAACGAGACCGACCCGGGCATCGGGATCATCCTGAACGAAGGACTGCCTCAGGCGCCGTCCGCGCCGGGCTTCCACGGCACGTGCACGCAGTGCGGCTGGCCGATGCACCGGTGGGATCTTCAGAAGGCGATCGATGCGGCTCAGGCGCACGTGGACCGGCACAGCCCGGCCGTCGCCGGAGGCGACCGTGACGCGCTGGTCAGAGGGTGAGTTGACACCTAGCAGTCATGACGGTAACGTGACTGGCCGGATCGTAAAACGAGAGCGGGGGGACCTCGATAGGAGGTCCCCCCGCATCCCGAACAGGAAGGAGAAGATCGTTGGTGACCAGCCAACGTGGAGAGCATACCGCTCTCACGGTGACAAGCCGATCCGTCATCCTCGGGTGGGCAGTGCTCGTGGTGGCCGCGTGGATCCTGGCGCTCACGATGTTCGCCCGTATCGAGGACTACTGGGATGCGGCCGGGGGCGTGGCCGTCATGATCGTCAACCGGTACTGGGCAGGCAACATGGTTGACGCGGCCATCCGGCGTGGTCGTGAACTCGATCGCCGGGAGAAGGCGCTGGCCGCCCGTCAAGGGGAGCAGGAGTGAAGGCCTGGGAGAAGACCCTGAAGCGGATGACGGAGTTGGGCCGGGACCCACAGAGCAACTGGCAGTTCGTGCCCAGCGACTACGCCCGGACGATCCGGTTCACGGTGACCCAGCCCACGCCGGACTACGCCCGCGAGAGGTGGGGTACCGGCTCCCCCCTCTACGACTTCGACACGTACGACATGCACGTGTTCGTCACGCTGGTGGGCGGCAAGATGATCCTGGGCACGGCCGCTGCACCGTGGGTCCGGCGCCAGGACCGGGACGCTCCGTTCTGGCTGGCGGACGCCGTGCTGGAAGACCCGTCCCTGGCGTTCGACGGGCCCCGGCAACTGAAGATGAAGCGGGAGCGGCACGGGCCCGGCCGGGGCATCCGCAAGCACTGACATGCTGGTGTCAACGAGCGGGGGGACCTCTGATCGAGGTCCCCCCGCTTTCGTTCTTGACTTCACAGCCATGACGGCTAGGATAGGCCCATGAACACGCGAGCGAGAGGAAGCACCTGATGAGCGCGGGGTACATGCGCCGGTGCGCCGGGAAGGACCGGCACGAGGAACGCGGTGGTGCCGACGGACAGCGCCGGTCACTGACACGGGACAAGAAGCTCCGCAAGGACGCGCTCTGTGTATATCGGTGCGATCAGTGCCTCGGCTGGCACGTCGGCGGATCGGGCAACTCGTTCATCACCCGGCGCCGCCGGGCGGGCAAGCGACCGAACAAGAGGATGCGAGGCAGGGTCTGATGGAGACCGGGATCAGCGTGGCCGAGTTCGGCCGGATCGTCGACGACCTGGGGGGACCTGAGAACGAGCTCCCCCCGCCCAGGCTGAGCAGGCGAGGAACGACCAACCGGAACGCCCGGGGAGGAAGTGAGCAGCGACGTCGGCGCCGGGAGTGGCTGGTGGCGACGTACCGGGCCGACGTGGACCTGGTGGTGATCCCTGGGTTGCCGGTCAGCCTCGGCGGGTCGGCGCCGTACACGGTGCCCGCGTGCCGGTGCTACCGGTGCGGCGTGCTGATGACCGTGGACGACGTCACAGCCGACCGGATCGTGCCCGGCGCCCACGGCGGCACCTACCGGCGTTCGAACATCCGGCCAGCGTGCGGCACGTGCAACAGCTCCACCGGCGCCACGGTGCGCAGGAAGGGGAAGCGATGAGTCCCCGCATCATCCGGGACGGCCGGGCAACCGGCCGACTTCGTGGTGCTGGAGAGGACCTGAACCTGAAGCGGAGATGTCCGCGTTGTGACGCGGCTCCGGGCTGGCGCTGCGTGCAGAAGAGGAAGTGGGACACGGTGACGCTGAAGCATGTTCACCCTGAGAGGAAGGTCAAGAGCTGATGGCGGAGGTACGGGTCATGTCGGCCGGGCGGCTGGTCGATTTCCTGGAGGACGCCGTAGGCACCGGAGAGGAGCCGGACGGCCTCTGCGGCGAGCGGGGGGACCACCATCCCCACCTGTACGACTCCGAGACCCTGGGCCGCTTCTGGTGCACGGCGGACCAGAGCCACCGGGAGCCGTACCGGTCGGAGCGGAGGCGTCAGGCATGAGGCCCGAGGAGATGGTGGACGCCACGTTCCGCGTTCAGGCGGTCCGCGACCTGCGTGCGGCCGTGGTCGAGCCGATCGGGCCGGACGGCTGGCGCAAGCTGGTCCGCGAGACCTATCCGTCCAGCCTGGACAGGGTCGGCCCGGAGTGGCTGAAGCGATGGGGTCACGAGGTCGACTGGAACGTCGTGCGGAAGGCACAGTTGCTGCGGTTGTTCATGCAGCAGGCGGTCAGCGACCAGCGGATCCACGAGACGGTACGCAAGGTCTGCGTCATACGGCCCGGTGTCGAGCCGCAGACGGCGCGAGCGGTCATCGAGGCCCTGTTGGTGGTGGGCTGGACGCCTCCGGCGCAGGGCTGATCCAGCGGTACGGGCGGGGGGACCTCGATTGGAGGTCCCCCCGCTTTTTGGTGCCTGACCGGTTCTCGAACCGTCCTTGAACCCCGGCTGGTCGCTAAGTGGGGAGTGGTCCCCGGTTCGCGTATGCGGTTCATGAGTTGCGCCTCCGGTCAGGTGTTCGCCGACTGGCGCGAGCGGGGGATACGCATGGGGTTCAGCCTCATGGGTGCGCCCACTTAGGAGCGCCCGTAATGTCTGTTTGGGGGGAGCGGGGGTCAGAGCTCGTACTCTCGTGAAGGGCAAAACACATGAACGGTATACGCGACACGCGTATACCGTGCGTGCACGCGAGAGGCCCGGACCGCGAGAGGCGCTCCCCCCGCTTCCCACAAACGGACAATACGGTTCGTAGGTGTGGGTTGGATGGTGTAGGGTGGGGTAATGACCAACCTTCCTGTACCTACGCAGTACCCGGGTTATGGCCAGGTGTTGAAGGGGGATGTCAAGATCGCGCTCCAGGGTGTCGAGCCTGGCGATTACCGGACGATTGACCTCCTCCCCCGTTACAACGCCTGGGCCAAATCCCAGAAAAAGCAGACCGTCACAGCTCGGGTCCTGGGTCGGGCCATACAGAGAGACCTGTCCCCGGCCTCCTGGGTTGAGAGAGGCAACGTCAAGATCTGGCGCCTGACCGCCGAGAAGTTGTCCTGATGGGCGCGCTCGGAAAGCCTGAGCCGCTCCCCTACGTGGACGAGGACGATCTGGCGGACCTGGCGGTCGACATGGGTGCCGGATGGCACACAGCCGATGATCTGTATCGCTGGTACACCGGGTTGCTGACCGAGTTCGGGCGCGCCCCGGTAACCAAGACAACCTTCGGTCTGGCGCTCAAGGAAGCCAGGCTGACACCGTCGATGAGGCGGGTTCACGGCAAGATGTGCCGGGGGTGGCTGCTGACTAAGCCCTGGGAGCGCCGAGGGCAAGCCAGGCTCGCGGCTCAGCGAGCGGCTTCCCAGATCTGACAGAGCAGTGTCAACGTGGCACCGGGGCCGAGATGTCCACCTCCCCAGTAGGATGGCGGGCATGACGGTCCCGGTGTGGCTCCAGCTCCTGATCTACGTGCTCGCCGTTGCGCGCGTCACCGGCCTGATCGTGGCCGACACGATCACCGAGCCCGCCCGTGACGCCCTGGTCTCCTGGCTGGACGATCGGCCGCGCACCCTGGGATCCTTCGTAGCCGACCTGATCGGGTGCCCGTGGTGCATGAGCGTCTGGGTCGGCCTGGCCGCCGCCCCCCTGGTCTGGTTCTACGGGAGCTCGCCAGTCATGCTGATACCGGCGCTCGCCCTGGCCTTCTCCCAGGTGACCGGCGCGACCGCGAGTCTCGGGAGGTAGTCCATGGCCCTGCGCCGACCCAAGCTGGTCGACACCTCTCCCCCGCCGCGCCGCACCTCGGTCGCGCTCGCCGGTGCCACCGCGTTGATCGACCTGGACGCGGCGAGCTCCTGGAAGACCTGGAAGTTCGGCAACCGTGACTGGCAGACAGAGGCATGGCGCCTCTACGACCTCATCCCGGAACTGCACAAGCTCGCCGGTCGCATCGGTGACAGCCTGTCTCAGGCGCGCCTGTACGTGGCCGAGGTGGACGAGACCGGCGAGGAACAGGGCGAGGCCCAGGACGAGGAGATCCGGCGCCTGGCCGCCGTGCCTCTCGGCACCGGCGCGCAGCGCGACGACTGTCTGCGCCTGGCCGGGATCGACCTGGCCGTGGGCGCCGAGTGCTGGATCATCGGCGAGGGGGTAGCCACCTCCCCCGAGAAGGCGGAGGGCAACTGGTTCGTGGTCACCGGCTCGGCGCTGAAGACTGAGGGCGACAAGATCACCGTCAAGCGGCCCCGGATGCGCGGCGGCGGCAAGCTCAAGCTCCAGGACGGGGTCGACGTCCTGATCCGGTGCTGGAACCCGCACCCGAACGACATCGACCAGGCCGACAGCTTCACGCGCTCGGCCATCGTCCCCCTGCGCGAGATCGAGCTCCTGACCAAGCGCGAGTTCGCCGAGCTCGACTCGCGCCTCACCGGTGCCGGGGTCATGTTCCTGCCGGAGGGAGTGGACTTCCCCCGGGAGGCCAGTGACCCGGAGGGCCTGGCCGGGTTCATGGCCTACCTCCAGCGCGCCGCCGCCGCCTCGATGCGCGACCAGTCCAGCGCCCAGGCCATGGTGCCGATCATGGCCACCGTGCCGGATCAGGTACTGGAGCACCTGGACAAGCTGAAGCCCGTCACCTTCTGGTCCGAGCTCTCCGGCGAGATCGGGGACATGAAGGACAAGGCCATCGCGCGCCTGGCCTCGGCCGCCGAGATCCCGGCCGAGGTGCTCACGGGCATCGGTGACGCCAACCACTGGACCGCCTGGCTGATCAGCGAGGAGGGGATCCGCTGGATCAAGGGCGGCTACCTGGGCCCGGTGGCCGACGCTCTCACGCGCGGCTTCCTGCGCCTGGCGCTCACCTCGATGGGCAAGCCCAACCCCGAGCGGTACGTGTTCGCGTTCGACACGTCCACCCTGGCCGCCCGGCCCAACCGGATCGAGGACGCGAGCAACCTTCACGATCGGTTCCTGATCACCGACGAGGAGATGGTGAAGGCGGCCGCTTTCGACCCGGCCGTGATGCCGAGCCCGGAGCAGAAGGCGCGCCAGATCGTCCTGAAGCTGCTCACCACTCAGCCGGACCTGATCCTGGACGCGGAGGTTCAGCGCCTCCTCGGTCTCCCGGCCGTGAAGTCCGTCGGCCTGCCCGCCACGGCAGACCAGAACACGGACGGGGGGACCCCCGCCGACGGTCCCCCCAACGACGGTGCGGCGCCGGATCAACCCGACCCCAACGAGACCAGGGCGCTGACCGAGGCGCTCTCGGCGCGCGTGCGGGAGCTGAACGACCGGCCTGCCATCGCCTCCCCCGAGACGGCGTTCAGCGCCGCGTGCAAGCTGACCGTGTACCGCGCGCTGGAACTGGCGGGCGGGCGGCTGGCCACACCGCAGGAACGGCGGGGCCGGTGGGCGGAGGTGCCCCGGCACGAGCTCCACCACCACGTGGGCCCGCTCACGCCGGACAAGGCTCGCCGGGTGACTGAGGGCGCCTGGACGCACGTGCCGGTGCTGGCGGCCGACATGGGCGTCAACGCCGAGGATCTGCGCAACCTGCTGGAGGGCTACGTCCTGGAGCTGCTGACGCGCGGCATCCGCCATCACGATGACTTCCTGTACGCGGCTCTGACGGTCGCGAACCGGGGCGCCGGGATGGTGGCCGCGTGATCCGGGCCTGGGTCGGTTGGGCGCTGGACCGGATTGGCTACGTCATCCGGCCGTACGACATGCTGGCCGATCGGCGCCGCTGGTTCTGGCAGGAGCGCACGCCATGCGGGTGGTCACGGTGACCGGCCCGGCCTGGGACGGGTCCGGCACCGACCCCTGGCTCCCGGCACGCCTGGCCGCACTCGCCGAGGTCGTGCAGGCGGAGCAGGACATCCGGCGCGCCTTCTGGGCGGAGCTCTCCGGCTGGCTGGTCGAGACGGCACGCGCCGTGCTGCGGGGGGACGGACGTCCCTCCCCGGACGCCGTGTGGGCGCGCGCACCGGCCTGGCGTGAGGCCGTGGACCTCGTGCTCAACGGCGAGGTTCTCAAGGCGCTGGGGCTGGCTTTCCGCCGGTTGCTCGGCAAGGACTACCCCTGGGACCAGCGGGTGTTCGTCACGCGCTACCTGGCCGAGGTCCGCAACCGCATGGTCCGCCTGCCGGAGGAGGTCTTCGACCTGATCGCCCACGAGCTCGCCGTGGGCGTCAACCTGGGAGAGTCGATCCCGAAACTCCGGGCGCGCATTGACAGTGTCCTGTCAACCACGGACTCCGAGCGCTGGCCGAACCGGGCCACCGTCGTGGCGCGTACTGAGGCGATCGGCGCGCTCAACGCCGGGCGCGCCGACGCGTACCGGGCGGTCGCCGAGGAAGACCCCGACACCGAATACGAGCGGGTCTGGCTCGCCACCGAGGACCATCGCACCCGGCCGACGCACCGGACCGCCGACGGACAGCGCGTGCCGCTCGCCGCGCCGTTCCAGGTCGGCGGATTCGAGCTGATGTTCCCCGGCGACCCGGCCGGGCCACCGCAAGAAGTCATTCAGTGCCGTTGCTCAGCGCTACTGGTTGAGCACGGAGAGTCTATAGACCTGAGCAACCGCCAGTTCCGGCGAGCCCGGTAGTCTGACCTGAGGAGGTAGTCATGGCTGGTACGAGGTTCCGCACCATGCTCGCGCCGATCGACACGAGCACCGGCGACGGCCGCCGGTTCGCTGCTGGCGGGATCACGCTGGCCGACATGCCGATGCCGTTCGAGTGGGTACGCCAGCGAGAGGGCGGCCACGATGGCGCGGTCTCCGTCGGCGCGATCCAGGAGGCCAAGATCATGTCCGTCAAGGACGCGCTGGCCGGGGACTGGATCTCCGCCGACGCGGCCAAGGGGATGGACTCAGCCGCCGAGGGCGTGTTCGCGCGCGGCGTCATGTTCGACGACGCGGACCGCGAGACCATGCCGCGCCTGGCCGAGGATGTGGCCGAGGCCATGCACCTGGCCACCAACGGCACCCTGGGCCCGTCGGTCGATCTCGACTCGTTCGAGGCCCAGGCGGTCATGGAAGGCTCGGACGAGTCCCTGACCTGGGAGATGATCGAGGAGTACATGGAGGCGAACGACGGCGCCGAGCCGCCGATCGAGCTTCTGATCACCCAGGCCCGCGTGCGCGCGGCCACGCTGGTCAGCATCCCGGCGTTCGCCGAGACGGCCCGGCCGTTCGAGCTGATGGCCGAGACCGAGGACGCCGAGGCGGCGGCCGAAACCGACACCCTGGCGCTGATCGCCTCGGTCGGCACGATGGCGCGCCAGCTCCCGGCGGTCGGCCTCTTCGACCGCCCGGCGCTGACCGGGCCGACCCCGATCACCTGGGAGTGGTCGACCGGCCGCGTGTTCGGTCACATCGCCACCTGGGCCACGTGCCATGTCGGGTTCGAGGGCGTCTGCGTCACGCCTCCCCGGGAGGACGAGTCCTACGCCTGGTTCAACCGCTACGCGGTCGACACTCAGGACGGGGGGACCGTATCCACCGGGCGCATCACGGTGGGCGGGCGGCATGCCGGTCTCGCGCTCAGCGCCTCGTCCGCGATGGCCGCCTACGATGACAAGGTCACGGCCGCGCACGTGCGCGCGTACGCGGACGAGTTCGGCATCGTGGTCGCCGGTGCGATCGAGCCGGACCTGTCCGGCGCTGACCGGGCTGTGCTGGAGCGCCGGAAGGTCTCCGGCGACTGGCGCGAGATCGGCGGCGGGCTCTCGCTGGTCGAGGTGCTCGCCCTCTCCCCCGGTCCGCGCGCTCACTCCGAGCCGGGCTTCCCGGTGGAGACGCACGCGCGCAACGGCCGCCAGGTGACCCTGGTGGCCAGCCTCGGGCCGGATCCGGCCGCCTTCCGGGCGGCGCCCGCTCCGGTGGTGGACGTGGACGCGCTCGCCGACGCGCTGGAGCGGCGCCAGGCCGACCGCGCGGCGGCAGCCGCCGCGCGCGCCGAGCTCGCGGCTACGGTGGAGGCCGACGAACAGAAGCTGGCGATGGCGGCACGCGGGGGCCTGGCCGCCATGCTCGGGGAGGAGTGACATGGCGTGCGCGTGCAAGAAGAAGCGTGAGGTCTTCAAGGTGAAGTTGCCTGGAGGCCTGACGATCACCAAGAACTCGGAGGCCGAGGCCAAGACCTTTGCGGCCAAGCACCCGGGCGCGACGGTGATCAAGCCCGCCTCCTCCTGAGGGCGGGCTCCGGGTATTCCCCGGATGCGGAGAAGCCCCCGGCCATCGGCCGGGGGCTTCCGTGTTGCTCAGGCGCCCAGTCCCTCCCCGGTCTCATCCTCGAACGTCACGAGGACTCCCTGGCGGAGGCCCTCAGCGGTCGCCTTCCGGATGAACTCGGCCGGGTCGTCGGTGACTCGGGTCGTCATCTGCCGTCCACGCGGGTCCTGGGTCGGCCGGGAGGTGTCCCGGACGTCCAGGAAGTAGCGGCCGATGTGCGCCGTACGCGGGTCGGACGAGGTGCTCACGTAGATGACCATCGTCTTGTCCATGGCTGGCTTCCTCACTCTGGAGTTTTCAACCGGGGCGTTCGCCCCGACACCCAGAACATTACAGCCTTGACTGTCAAGTGTCAACCCTCAGATGGCCCGCTCGTTGAACCGGGTCCGGGCCTCGGCCGCGTCCGGCACCATGGCCAGTTCGGCCTCGATCAGCGCTCCGTTGTCGCGGATGCGGATGCGCTTGCCGGAGTCCACCATCACGTTGCCCGCGTCCTCGGGCGCGCCGTTGACCTCGCTGGTCGCGCTCGGCACGTACCAGACCTGGAGCTCCGGGTGGGCCTTGCTGAACGCCTGGGCCAGCTCCAGGGCCTGGGCCCAGGTTCCCGCCCAGTTGGTCACGCGCTGGAAGCGGTTGGCGGTCGGCTTGCGGTAGGCCAGGGTCCACGTCGTGGTGATCATCGTTCGTATCCTTCCGGTGGGGGCCGCCGGTGCGGCCCAACACCCAAGACATTACAGCATTGACTGTGAAGTGTCAACGGTAGGTTCGGGCCAGCGCGAACAACGCTGCGCCGACCAACCCGACCCCGGCCGCCCACCCGATGGTGAGCAGGCTCTGAGCCAGCCAGTCGCTCATGACACTGAGTAGCACGGGAAGAACCGGCACCCGGCCGCCGCGCCGCCGCACATACCCGAGTCGTGCGCCTCATGGGCTAGCGCGGCCCAGGATCGGAGCGCCTGATCATCCCGGTCGGCCTGGTCCGCACTCTCCTGGTGCCGAATACTCAGCTGGGTCAGGTACAGGCTCTCCAAGCGCTCGTAGACCCAGTTCGGAATCCTCATGGTCCCTCCCCGCACTGCCACCACTGTGTGTACTCCACCAGCGGGTTACCGGTGGGAATGTGCAGCTCCTGCCAGACGTGCGGGTCGTGCTCCCCCTGGATGATGCACGTCTTGGCGGGGAAGACCAGGGCGCCGGTGCTCGGCGGGATGGGCTGGGCTTCGTCGGTCTCCAGGGGGTATTCACCGATGTGCGCCGTACTTCGGTTGCTGGAGACCTCCACCCGGTGGACCCGCCGGAGCTCGCGCTGGAGTCGGCGCCAGCCCGGTGTCCAGACGTACCGCTCCTCCAGGCCTCCGCCGAGCACCGGCGCCCACTCGAACGGCACGTGACGCCAACTACCCAGGAGGTAGTCCGGCACGAACGACGTGGTGCCCGGGTTGCCGCCGAACTCCTCCAGCGGGATGTTGATGCCGCGCCAGCCGATCGTTCCCCAGCGTGCGTCCCGCTCGACCCGTTCGGTGATCCGCAGGGCGCTCGATCCGTTCATGATGGTCGAGCCCACCTGGACGTCCTCGGTCTTCATCTCGATGCCTCCCTTGCCGACCAGACCGTTTGGCACTTGACTACCTCGGTGTCCTTGTCCGCGTTCTTCTGGGCCCACTCCATCGCGGCCTGGCTGTCGCGCCCGAAATGCTTGCGGGGCCGATTGTTCGCCGTGGAGTAGTAAACGAAGTACTCCGGATCTTGCATGGCCTGCCCTCCACTTCGCTGTCTTGGCTGTAAGGTTACCACGAACCGGCCTCACGGGGTGTTCCCGAACGCCGTGTATTTGTCCTCGTCCCGGAGCTGGCGCATCACGCGCTCGCGAGCTTCCGCCAGCCGGGGATTGACAACGATGTCGGTCAGCTTCATCCCGGTGATGTCCGGGACCGGCCCCAGGGCTTCTGCGTCCTTCTCGTTCACCAGTCCATCCTGGCGGGGGGACCTCGGATCGAGGTCCCCCCGGCCTGTCAGAACTTGGTGATGCAGACCTTTCCCAGGCCGTTCGCGATGCTGAACTCATCGGTCAGCGTCCGGCCGCACCGGATGCACGTGCCGTAGAGCGCGCCGTACTGCTTGGCCTGCTCCAGGGTCATCTTGTGCTCGGGGCGGAGCTTGCCGACCACGCCGTGGGCGTACTCGAAGGCAGCGTTCTCGCCCTCTGCTCCCCGGACCAGCAGCTTGGCGTACAGGCGGCCGGAGCCGTTGACCGCGAACTGGACCTTGTAGATCTCGCCCTCGAAGAGGTACATGCCGTCTTCGGTGATCCCGGTCGGCGCGGCCACGGGCTTGCCCTGGGGAGCGGGAGTCACCCGGGCGATCAGGCGCAGGTCCGCGCGCTTGGCCTTCAAGCGGTCGATCCACCGGCTCAGGTTGCCCTCACGGCCGGGGGTCCAGTGCCCGTCCATCTTGGCCGTGTACTCCTCGGCCTGGCGGCCCAGCTCAGCGTCCATCGCGGTGATGTCGCGGATCAGGTCGTTCATGAACGAGGCCTGGTTGGCGCTCGGGGTGAAGACCGGCGCTCCGGCGGGAACCAGGTCCAGCAGGTCTTCCCCGTGGCCCTCCTCGACGTCGCTCGGGAGACCGGCGGTCCCGGCGTGGAACGCCATCAGGAAGCGCGCGGTGTGCGGGTGCTTGCGGAAGTTGCGCTCGCGGATCATTTCTCTGCCCTCTCGTTGCCCTTGCTCGCCCTTACGAGAACTACATTACAGCCGTGACTGTGGGGTGTCAAGCCCTGGGGAGCAGGACATCTCGGCCAGGCTGACCGCCCAGTGCTAGGATCGCGCTTGACGTACCGGTGTCAGGGTTCGGACCGGCCGGGGTCGAAGAGACGTTCACCCCCGACCAAGGAGAGCCCGATGGAATTCGAGTTCCCGTTCGAGGTCCCGGCCGACCTGAGCGCGCTCAGCGCCGAGGAGTTCGCGACGTTCGCGACCCTGGCCCGGACCCAGGCCCGCGAGGCACTCGCGGCCACCGACACCCCCGCCGCCGCGCTGATCGCCTACCAGGGCCTGATGACCTCGGTCGGCACCGAGGAGACCCGGCGCACCCAGGAGGCCACGGCCGCCGCCGACGCGCGCGCCGCGCTGGCCACCCTGACCGCCGACCCCGAGCCGGTCACCGATCCCGCCCCGGCGCCCGCCGCCGACCCGGCCACTCCTCCGGCCGCCGACCCGGCGCCCGCCACCGAGCCGGTCACCGCGAGCACCGGCCGCCCGGCCAGCACGCTGGAGACCCCACCGGCCCCGGAGCGCCCGCGTGTCGGCGCCCTGGTCGCAGCAGCCGACGCCCCTTCCCGGGCGACTGGTGAGCTGGCCAGCTTCTCCGACGTCGGCCGCCTGATCGACACCCAACTGGGCCGCTACGGCCGTCCGGGTGCCAACGCCCGTGGCCGCGCGCCGCTGGTCAAGGGCGGCAGCCGGTTCGCCATCGGCGGCCGGTCCATGACCCGGCACAACATCGCGATGATCCAGCGCGACTACCCGGCTGAGTTCCGGATCACCGACCCGGCCAAGGCCCACGAGATCCTGGAGAACGTGCGCAACGAGGCCCGTCTCCCCGGCGGCTCGCTCGCGGCGTCGATGCTGGCCAACATCAAGGCGGGCAAGAGCCTCACGGCCGCCGCTGGGTGGTGCGCGCCGTCGGAGATCCTCTACGACCTGTGCTCGCTGTCCAGCCTGGACGGCATGCTGGACATCCCCACGATCCAGGCCAGCCGGGGCGGCTTCCAGATCCCGGACGAGGGCGGCCCGGACTTCGCCACGATCTACGACCTGATCGGCGACGACGGGGACGTGATCCTCACGGAGTACGAGGTCGAGAACGGTGCCGAGAAGGTCTGCACCGAGATCCCCTGCCCGGACTTCAGTGACGTCCGGCTGGACGTGGCGTACCTGTGCATCACGGGTGCCCTGCTCCAGCAGCGTGGCTACCCCGAGGCGGTCACCCACTTCACCCAGGAGGCGATCACCGCGCTGGCCCACAAGGTCAACGCGTCGATGATCGCGCGCCTGGTCGCCGGTTCGACGGCTCCGGTGACCATCACCGAGCCCGCGTCGGCCGACGACGCGGCCAGCAACCTGCTGGCGGCCGTGGAGCTGGCGGTCATGGACAGCCGGTACCGTCACCGGCGCCCGCTGTCGGCCACCTCCGAGGTCGTGTTCCCGGCCTGGGTCCTCGGCCCGATCCGTGCCTCGATGGCGCGCCGTGCCGGTGTGGCCGAGATGGACATCTCGGACGCCCAGATCGTGTCGTGGTTCGCGCTGCGGGGCGCTCGCCCCCAGTTCGTCTATGACTGGCAGGACGCCTTCACCGGCGGCACGTTCGGCGGCTCGGCCTCGGCCACCGCGTTCCCGACCTCGGTCACGTTCATGGTCTACCCGGCCGGTACGTGGGTGAAGGCCGAGCAGGACGTGATCAACCTGGACACGGTCTACGACAACGCGCTCCTGACCTCGAACCAGTTCACCGCGCTGTTCGTGGAGGACGGCCTGGCCGCCCTCAAGATGTGCCGGGACTCCCGGCTCTACACCACCGACGTCCAGCCCCTGGGCGTCGTGGCCGCCCGCGCGCTGGCCTGATCGTGATCTCTCCCCCGGGTATGCGCTGGGAAGTACGCGTACCCAGAGTTGCAGCCCGGGGGAGCACGACGTGAGATCACGAAAAGGAGGTGAGCACGGATGGCACTAGTGCCAGCACCGATTGTCCCGGCGCCTGAACCGCTCCGGGCACGCTACGGCCTGTTCACGGCCGCCTCGGGCCCGCTCGACCTCCCCGCTCACGGGGAGGGTGGTGGCGTCCGGTACGTGCCGGATACCTGCGGCACGGCGTATGCGTACGGCGTGGCCTGCTACAACGCTGACAACCCGGCGCCGGAGAAGCCCCACGACTCGGACAACGCCGAGGTGGAGACCGGCGTGTTCGTCGTGCTCTCCACGCTGAACTGTGGCGCGCCCGGCTACACGATGGACGAGTATCGGGCCAAGGTCCGGCGCCGCCTGGAGACCGCCGAACAGGCGACCGTCGAGGGGGCCTTGTGGTCCGGCCTGGACTTCGAGGGCAACTCGCTGGACATCCTCACCCTGGACACCGAGGCCGAGAACGTGGCCTCCGGCTACGACCCGGGCCTGGTCACGGACGTGATCGGCGCCCTGGAGCGCTACGCCTACACCGAACAGGGCTACGGGTACCAGGCGTACATCCACGCCCCGGTCGAGGTGGCCGCGTTCGCTCACGAGTCGGGCCTGGTCCTCAAGGACGGACCCCGCCTGGTCACGCCGATGGGCTCGATCTGGAGCTTCGGTGCGTACCCGGCGGGCTCGGTGATCATCACCGGCCAGACGACAGTGTGGCGTGCACCGGCGATCCAGGTGTACGACGCTTTCGACAAGGTCACCAACGAGGTTCTGCTGGTGGCCGAACGTGCCTACGCGGTCGGTTTCGACTGCCTGGCGGGACGTGCTGAGTTCGATCCCCTGGAGGTGACTTCCCCATGACCAACCTGCTGTGCGCCAAGCCGCTCCAGGGCAGCACGCTGCGCGTGACCCGTCTGGACGAGTGCGGCAACCCCGAGTACGGCGATTGCGCTTTCGGCGTGTCGGACGGCTACGTCTCGGCCACCATCACCCCGAACACCGAGGACGGGGAGCGGTTCCTCCAGCGGACCGCCAACGGCGCGGCCATCGTGAACCAGCGGGGGCGGCCGATCCTCAACTGGTACGACGTCTCGATCGAGTTCCAGGAGGTGGACCCGGAGCTCTTCACCATCCTGACCGGGCTCACCCCGTACGAGGACGACGAGGGCCGGGTGATCGGCTTCCCGGTCACCGAGTCGGACTTCGCCACGGCGAACTTCGCCCTGGAGATCTGGATGGGCAACGCCGAGGAGGCGTGTGCTCCGGGCTCCCTGCCGTTCTACGGGTACAACCTGCTCCCCTGGGTCGTCGAGGGCGCGCTCTCCGGCGACATCTCGATCACCAACGACCTGATCACCTTCACGGTCGTCGGCCGGACCCGCAAGGGCACACCGTGGGCCACCGGCCCCTACGACGTGGTGGTGGACACCAACGGTGACCCGTCGCCGCTGTTCACCGCGATCCCGGACGACACCCACCACCTCCCGATCTGGACGCAGCTCGCGCCCCCGGCGGCCGAGTGTGGCTGCCAGAGCCTGTCCAGCTGACACGTAAGCGTCAACGTGAAAGGCCCGGCCGATGGCCGGGCCTTTCCGTGTCACTCGGCCGGACCGAACCTGGCCTCTGTGTCCTTCCGGGCCCACTCGTGGGCGGTCCCGTAGTCCTCTCCCCGTGCCCGGTAGTGCTCGACCCGCTCCGCCATGTACGCCTTGCGCTCGTTGTTCGTCATGGGAAGTACGTTACAGGCTTGACTGTCATGTGTCAACCTCACAGCCGATACCGTATGCTGACCAGGACGGAAGGAGGCTCCGATGGCCGGTATGCCGTGCTCCACCTGGGACATCGACCCGTTCGCTCTCGGCGTGTGCCCGGCCTGGGAGGACTACTCACCGGCCGTTCAGGACGCCTCTCTGGAGCTCGCCACGTTCTGGCTCTGGGCGGCCACCGGTCGCCGGTTCGGGCCGTGCCCGTTGACCGTCCGGCCGCTTCAGGTCCGGCGCGGGGAGCCGATCCAGTACCAGACCTTCGAGGTCGTGCCCGGCGCTGAGGGCATGAACCGGCCCGGCGGCCCATTCCTGTTCGCCGGACGCTGGTTCAACGCCGGGTGTGCGTCGGCCTGCTGCGGCACCTCGGCGTGCGCCATCGTGCTGCGTGGCCCGGTCTACGCCATCGACGAGGTCCGGGTGGACGGCGAGACGGTCCCGGCCAGCGCGTACCGGGTAGACATCGCGAACGGTGCTCACCTTCTGGTCCGCATCGACGGCGAGTGCTGGCCCTCCTGCCAGAACATGACCACCGAGCCGGACGAGGCCGGATCGTTCGAGGTGGCGTACGAGATCGGGGAGGCGATCCCCACCGTGCTGGCACTCGCTGCTGGCGCGCTCGCGTGCGAGTACGGGAAGTACCTCACCGGCAGCACGTGCGCGCTTCCGGCCAGAATGACCCGCCTGGCCCGCCAGGGTGTTGAGGTCGAGGTGGCCGCGCCGGACCCGGCGGCGGGGGTGAGCGGGATCAAGCTGGTGGACGACGTCGTGGCGCTGCTCAACCCCAGTGGCCGCAAGGCGCCGCCACGCGTGATGTCGCTCGACCTCCCCGAGTCGTGCGACCGGTTCACCGTCGTGCAGGCGGGGAGCTGAGATGGCGTTCAACGATCCGCTGGTCATCCCAAAGGCTCTGGAGCTCCTGGCCTGCTACGAGCAGGAGCTGGACAAGATGGACGACCCCCCGGTGCACCGGGGGGTCCGGCCGGGCACCACGGTTGACTTTCTCCTGTCATTGTCCGATGACGAGTGCTGCGCCGGGCTGGCCTGGGTCCGCCCGGCCACGTTCTACCCGAGCTCCGCCACGTTCCCGGCCCAGGACGAGACGCCCAACAAGCAGGGCACGCAGGGCTGGGCCGTGACGCTGGAGATGGGCATCGCCGTGTGTGCGCCGACCCCGGACGAGCGCAGCATCCCGACGGCCCAGGAGTGGCTGGCGGTCACCCAGAAGGTCTACGACGCGGGCGCGGCGATGCGCCGGGCCATCTGCTGCTACATCGAGGCGGACCGGCCCAACCGGCTCCAGCGTGTCCTTCCCGGTCTGTGGCAACCGGTGGCCGTCGAGGGCGGGTGCGTCGGCGGGATTCTGCCGGTAACGGTCCGGGGCCCGGAGTGCGATTGCGCGGACGCGGGCCCGATCTCATCCTGAACAGCAGCGACCCCCACGAGGATCTATGCCGTTCCGTGGGGGCCGCGCCTATTCTCCCGACCTTACAGCCCTAGCTGTCATGATCACAACGGGACAGACAAAACCGCCTCGATCCTGTGTCGGATCGAGGCGGTATGTCGGGTACGGGTCCCGGTTTAGGGCTGGCTCCTAAACGTGCGTCCAGGCTACCTCAGCAGTCACCGTCACCGGTGAACCGCATCGAGCGGACCGAGCCGGTGATCAGCTTGGCCTTGTAGGCGGCGGGCTTCGTGTTGATGATCGACATGGACACCCCGGCCGAAGAGCCGTTGACCGTGGTGCTGCCCGCGAACGCGCCGACGGTGTCCGAGACCAGCGAGGCGTCCGTACCGTCGAAGAAGTCCGAGCACGAGCCGCCGGTGTTCCACTGGTTGGTCATGCTCTCGGCGAACACCTGGACTTCCGTCCCCGTCTGGAAGGTGTTCAGGGCACCCGCCCAGAGGCTGTCCGGCCAGTACCCGAAGTACTTGCCGCCGAACCCCACCCACCAGCCGGTGTTGCCGCCGGACGTCATGTGCTCGATCACGAACGGCTGACTGGTCAGGCGCGTACCGCCACCGGCGACCAGGACCGCGTCATTGGCCGTGCACGGCGTGACCGGACAGGTGGCGACGAACCCTGACCCGCCGGAGTAGCCGTACCCCAGCCAGGTGTCATCCACCCACGCCGAGGTGAACAGGCGCGCGCTGGACTCACCGTTCGAGTGACAGTTGACGCACCAACCCACCTCCACACGCTGGTTGTGGGTAACGCCCCCGACCGTATCGGTCCGGTGGAGCTCCAGCTGGACCAGGGAGTGGTCCTGCGGCGTGTTCCAGGTGTCGACGTACGGGGTGTCGACGTCCAGGTTGGCGGACAGTTTGGTTGCAGCCGGGAGGCTTCCGCTCCCCCAGCCACCCTGAGTCATGGCCGCGTACTCGTAGATCTCATTGGCCGCGAAAGCCGGGGCCGGAACAGCGACCAGAGCCAGGACAGCCACCAGAGTGGCGCCCAGCACGGCCACGATGCGATTGCGCACAGATCCTCCAAGGATCAGGTGATGGTTAGCTGGCGGGCTTGCGCCTCATGGGTCCCCGGCAACCCGGGCAGACCGAGCGCTCCCCCGGCCCCACCAATACCCAGGACCCGGGAGACAGCTTTCCCAGATCCAGGGAAAACCTTACCGTCATAGCGGCGATGTATCAAGCCCGTATGCTGGGCAAATGGTCCGTCACTCGCTGCACCTGAGCAAGGCAGCCCTGAACGCCGAGGGCCTGAAGCTCGCCCGCAAGAAGGTCAACCGGGTGACCCGGCGGACCCTCAACCGGTCCGCCGTGCTGGTCCCGGTGGACAACGGCCTCTTGCGCGCGAGCGGGCGCGCGGAACCCGCCACCGTGCGCGGCCTCATGGTGGTCGGCTCGGTGGTCTATGACGCGGAGTACGCGGCGGCCGTGCACAACGGCCGCCGGGCGCTGACCATCCGGGCCAAGGTCCGGGCCGACGGGCGCCAGGGGAGGCTGAGATTCGTCGTGGAGGGCCGCGTGGTCTACGCGCGTGAAGTCCGCCAACCGGCGCGCCGGGGGCGACCGTACCTCTCGACCGCCCTGCGCGAGGTGGCCACCGAAGAGGGCTTCCGGGTGTCGATCGGCTGAGATGTCCTACGCCTGTGAGGTATGGTGTCACCATGACTACCGAACAGGAACCGGCGGCCGATGTCGCCGAACTCCCGGTGGAGCTCCCGATCACGCTGCTCGACCGGGAGATCTACGTCCGGATGCCCAGCCCGGAACAGCTGCTGGTCTGGCAGCGCACCGTCAACCGCCTGACCGAGGCGCCGGTGAACGCCTCGTGGACCGGCTCCGAGGTGATGAACGCATTGGAGCGGCTCCGCAAGATCGTCGACTCGATCATGGTCAACCGCATCGATGTGGACTGGCTGGACGATCAGTTCCTGGCCAAGACCGTGGACTTCCGGCGCCTGGCCCCGTTCATCACCGATGTGACCACGGCGTTCCAGGAGTACGCGGAGGCCCAGACCCAGGCCAACGGCACGCGCGCCGAGAAGCGCGCGGCCAAGAAGACCCCCGCCAAGAAGGCGACCAGGAAGGCGGCACGATGACGGCCCCAGTTCTCGGCACCCCCGAACACGCGGCGATGGTTACCGCTGGTCGGCACCCGGGCGTGGTTACCGCGCTTGCGTGGCTCTGCTTCTCTCACCTCCCCTCCCGGCTCCAGGACTTCTCCCGGCCGATCTACCAGACCGCCGTCGAACTGATCGTGACGATCCAGGACTCGGCCGAGCTGACTACGTCGCTGAACACGCTCGTGGAGGCCAAGGACTGGGCGGTTCGCGCGGGCATCCGTTCCGATCAGGGCAGGCCCGGCCCGGTGCCCCGCCCGGCCGAGGTCGTAGACAGGCCTTTGTTCGGCCGCCCCGCTCCACAGGTCGTGATCCCAGACTTCGGCCGCCCGATTCAGGATCGGCCCCAGGCATGACCGGGGATGTGGAATACACGGTCACCACCGAGGACGGCAAGTTGGTCCTGATCGAGTGTCAGGACTCGGGGAAGATCTCCGACGGGTTCCACACGATGGCGGAGCTCTACGCCCACCGGCGTGCGTTGACCGCTCTGCTCGCGGCGGCTGCTGCCACCGAGAACGACTCCTGGCGCAGCAAGGAGCACCACCCGGACGACGACCCGATGTTCGAGGGCGGTTACTTCATCGTGGGGATCGAGCTGCCGACCGGCACGATCACGTACCACTACAAGTTGAAGTACTGGGACGACTTCGCGGCCGTGCCCGAGCGTCCGCACGCGCCGAAGTGGGACGGCGCCACGCCGGACGACACGGTGAGCCGCCTGCTGGAGGTTGCCCGGATGATCGCTGAAGGCACGGACTGATCCGATGAACGTTGACCCGCTCGCGTCGATGCGATGCTGGGCCATCACGGTGGAGCTGGGGGGCCGGGAGTTCGAGATCCCGGCCCTTCCCGCCGTCGACTGGTGGCCGGTCATCGCCAACATGCAGCCCGCCGACATTCTTGACATGTTGAAGTCAAGCTCTGAGGTCGACGAGTTCGAGCTGGACGGGATGCTTTTGGATGGCCGGGTCACCAGGGAGGAGCTCTCCGGCGTGCTGCGAGACGTCATCGAGGAGGTCACCGGCCGCACGATCCAAGCCGCGTACGTGCTCGCGCTGACCGCCACCGAGCGTTGGGACGTGGTCGGTTCTGCGGTAGCCCAGGCCGGATTCCGGTGGGACGTCCAGCCGATCGGCGCCGCGTTGGACCTGGTCTACTCGATCATCATGGGCTCCCTGAAAGAGGAGAACCAGAAGAAGTTCGAGGCCCTGCTGGAGAAGGACTTCTCCACCCCGGGCCGCGAGCGGGTGCCGGACCAGCGCGTGATCAGCGAGTTCGAGACGATGGCCGGTCCTCGTCCATCCCCAGCTCCTTTGCCTGAGAAAGCCATCGCCGCGCTGTCCGGTGGTCGACGCCCCAGAACTCGGATACGGCCCCGCCAGCCCCTCCAGGACGGCCGATCTGCCGGGCCCAGGAGGCAACCCGGATCACGCGCCGGAAGTGGTCCTCCGGCCAGCTCCTCTGCCCCGTAGGGCGAGGCTTGGCCAGCATCCGGTATTGCGCCTCCCCCTCGCCGAGCAACGCGCTGGCGGCCACGCTGGCTATCTGGCGGACCGGAAGCTGGGCCAGCACGGCGGACGTGACCGGCTCGGGCCGCTGGGCGCGCTGATCGTCGTCCAGGCGCGCCCAGATCACCAGGCCCCGGATCTCGGGGCGGTCGGTTCCCTCAGTGAGGTACACATCCACCGTGAAGGGGAACCCAGGGTCCACGAGCTGGACCATGCCGCCGGTGTTCGACAGCTGAGCCTTTGATACGTCCACCCGGCCATGCTACGTCAGATGTCCTATTGACTCAGATGGCCATGACGGCTATCAGGCATCTAGGCTGGTCGCGTGACAGATGTCGGTTCCGCCCGCGTAGAGGTCACGGGCGATGTCCGGAGCTTCGCGCGCCAGACCGAGCGCGACCTCAACCTCAACCGGATCGGGGTGCACCTCGATCCGGTTGAGGTGCCCGTCGATCGCGACGCCGCACGTAAGGCTGGCGAGCAGGCGGGCGAAAACCTCGGGGAAGGTGTCCGCCGGGGAGCGGACGGCAAGCTCCGGGACGTGAACGGCCGCTTCGTCAAGGACTTCGAGAAGACGGGCGCGGACGCGGGTGAAGCAGGGGGCCGGGCGGCCGGGAAGGGGTTCAGCAGGTCGGTCCGCAAGAACACCGATGAGAGCGGCATCCGCCGGTTCGTTGCCGGTCTGTTCGGCCGGACCGGCACGGACTCGGCGACGATCTTCGCCAACGCTCTGGCCAGTGGCCTGAGCAAGCTCCCCGTCCTACTCGGTCCGGCCCTGATCGTCTCCGGGCTCGGTATCGCGGCCGGGCTGGCGGCCGTCATCGGCCCGGCCATCGGCGGCCTGATCGCCTCGGCCGTGCTGGCCGGGGGCGGGCTCGGGTTCATCGGGTTCGGCGCGATGCTGCTCAAGGAGGAACCCGGTCTGAAGTCGGCCGCCAAGCAGCTGGCCGACACGGTGAAGACGACGTTCCGTGACGCCGCTCAGCCGATCCTCGAACCGCTGATCAACGCCTTGAACATCTTCCGGGACACGGCCGTCAAGATCGGCCCGGAGATCAAGGGTGCGTTCCAGGACATCGCTCCCGCCATCGAGCCGTTCGCCCAGGGGCTGGCCGGGCTGGTCCAGAACACCCTCCCCGGATTCCGGGATCTGATCCGCGCGACCACGCCGTTCCTCGTGGGGATGGCGGCCGTGCTGCCGGTGCTCGGCGACGGCATCGGGCATTTCTTCTCCAGCATCGCGGACAGCGGCCCAGAAGCCACCGTGTTCTTCCAGGACTTCATTCGTTTCGTAGGCTTCACCATCGGCAAGCTCGGCGATTTCATCAGCTGGCTGGCCCGGTCCTATGTCGCCGTGAAGAACTTCATTTCAGGATTCGACTCCTGGGGAGAAGTATTCAGCTTCGCTATCGACGGAATTCAGAGCCTGATCAGCACCGGCCTGCAATACCTGGCGGCCAATCTCCCCTCGATTATCGATAAGATCATCGCTTTCCGCCAGCAGGTGACCGACGCGATTCTCAAGCTGGTTACCGGACTGGCCGACGCGTTGCCCACCCTGATCCCCCAGATCATCCAGGGTGTGATCGGCCTGGTCACCGCGCTGGTCAACAACCTGGCGCAGAACCTTCCCAAGGTGGTAGCGGCGGCCGGACAGCTGGTCAACGGCCTGGTGGAAGGCATCGTCACGGCGCTGCCCAAGCTGCTGCCTGCCGTGGTCCAGATCGTCACCACCCTGATCACAGGACTGATCGGCTTGATCCCGATCATCATCTCGGCCGGGCTGAAGCTGGTCCAGGGTCTCATCGAGGGCATCCTGGGCGCGCTCCCCTCGCTCCAGGTGGCGGTCATCCAGGCGATTCCTATGATCATCTCGGCGTTGGTCGGCGCGCTCCCCCAGCTCCTTCTCCTCGGGACCAACCTCTTGGTGGCCATCGTCACCGGCATCGGGAACGCACTGCCTCAGCTGGTCAGCGCGATTCAGAACGAGGTCATCCCGGCCCTGCTCAACACCCTGAAGACCCAGGGTCCCCAGCTCATCCAGCAGGGCGCCGACGCTATCCGGACGTTCATGCAAGGGTGGGTCGACAATATCGGGACTATCGTCAGCGTCATTCAGACGTCGATCATCCCGGCCATCACCGAACTTTTCCAGAACGCCCCGCAATTCATCGACGCCGGAATCGAGATCTTCAAGACCCTGCTGGACGGAATGGTCCAGAACATAGGCCTGCTCACCAACTTCATCACGAACACGTTCCTGCCGGAATTCACCAAGCTGCTGAACAACCCGCAGCTTATCCAGTCCGGTATCGACATGATCGTGACGATCATCAACGGCCTGATCTCGGCCTCAACCAAGATCATCGACGTGGTGGCCGGGACGCTGATCCCTACCCTGTCCCAGGCGCTGGCGGACAACGCCCCTCAGCTGTTCGCCGCCGGTCTCAAGCTGATTGCCGCGCTGGTCTGGGCGCTGATCCAGAATCTCCCGGCCATCATCAACGCCTCGATGAAGATCACGATGGCCATCGCCAACGGCCTGGTCTCGGTGATCGGCTCGGTGATCGGCGCGGCCGTGAAGATCGTGGCCGGGTTCATCGGATCCCTGGTCTCGCAGGGCACGAGCAAGGCGCGCGGCGCGGTCAACGCCATCCGGGATGCGATCGTCAGCGCGGCGAGCAACGCGTACAACTGGCTGGTCTCCGCCGGTTCCCGGATCGTCTCCGGCCTGGTCTCGGGTATCACCGGTGCGATCGGCAAAGCCCGATCGGCCATCGGGTCGGTCAAGAGCACGATCACCGGCGCGTTCGACGGCGCCGGATCGTGGCTGGTCTCCGCCGGTTCCCGGATCATCTCCGGCCTGGTCTCCGGCCTCCGTGACGGGTTCGCCCGGGTGCGCTCCACGCTGAGCTCGCTCACGTCCCTGCTGCCGGACTGGAAGGGCCCGGCCCGGGTCGACGACAACCTTCTCCGGCTCCCAGGCCGCAGGATCATGAAGGGATTCGAGGAGGGCCTTAAGAGCCGGTTCTCGGAGGTCCACCGACTGATGAGCGGTCTTACCAACGACCTCCCCGGGTTCAGCACCGGCCTGGAGGACCTCCGGGGCGCCACCACGACAGCCTCAGGCGGCAAGACTGTTAACCTGACAGTTATGCCGGGGGCGATCGTGATCCAGGGCGGCGGCACGGCGGCGGGCAACGAGGCGGCCGAGGCCATCCTGGAAGCGCTCGCGGGCGCGCAGGGCTGACGGGGGAGGAGAGTCCGATCGGAACCGTAACCACGCTGCGACCCAGCGGGACCATATCGAGTCTCGGCTGGACACCCTCCAGCGGAACCCTGCATGGCGTGACCAGTGACAACTCGGACGCGACCTATGCGCTCTGGGGCGGGTCCGGCGCTGGCCTGATCCTGTCCACCGTCTCCGCCTCCCCGCCTGCTGGCGAGCGTCGTCACCAGGTGCGCCTCCGGGCGCGCGGGGAGGACGGTGACGCCTGGTGGGCCGTGCGTCTGGCCAACGGCCTGACGGTCGGTGCTGCCTCGGCGCAGTTCTCCGCCTCACCCACAACGGTCAACGGGTCGTGGGGATTCGGCGCACCGGCGGACGGCGCCACCATGCTCTCCTGCTACGTCACCGGCCAGTCCCCCAGTGTCAAGATCAACGAGTTGTACCTGGACGTGGACACCCGGCTGGCGCCGACGTTCACGGCCCAGGTGCTCGACAGCACCGGCACGCCGGACACCTCGATCACCGACACGGCGACCCCCGGGATCCGGGCCAACCTTCCCGATCTGGACGACCTGGCGGCACGGTCGTACCGGTACTGGGTGACCTCAGGCGCCACGATCGTGTGGGACACCGGTGTGGTGAGTGGCCCGGCGGTCACCCGGCAGACGTCCCCGTTGGAGAACGGCAGTTACACGGCCCATTACATGGTCTGGTCGACGCTCGGTGCGAACACGGCCTACGCCAGCGACGAGGACACCCTGGCGTTCACGGTCACGCTGAACTCGATCACGGCACCGTTGGCACCGACCCCGGCGGCGGTAGCCGATACCCCGTTCGTCGACAACAACCTCTGTGCCGGTTACGCCGATCTCTTCGACGGCTCGGTGGGGTGGGTGCAGCTGCGTCGCCTGAACTGCGATGACGTGGTGTACGACGTCGGGTTCGCGGGCCCGCTGATGACCGATGAGTGCACGGTGCTGCGGGACTACACGGTGCCCCGGACCAGCCTGGACGGAACGTGCGACCACCCCGAGGTGGAGTGCTGCGTCCGGTACCAGGCGCGCATCGTGGCGTTCATCGACGGCGCGGTCCAGATCAGCGCCTGGTCCGATCTCTCGTACGAGATGTGCCTGGACTGGAGCGATGACCAGCACCTGTTCCGATCGGCCGACGAGGACGGCTTGATCTGGCTTGCCCGGGGCGGCAAGTTCACCTGGGACGTGGACCGCCCGTTCACCTCGGCGACCGGTGTCAACGGAACCCGGTTCGTGACCTCGGCAGCACCGGGCGGCCGGAACCTGCACCTGGTCACCGCCGTGGAGTCGGAGACCGAACTGGCCGAACTCCAGGAGCTTCTCGACCGGCCGCTGGTCCTGGTCTCCCCGAGCGACGCTGACGAGGTCTGGGCGGCGCCGGTGGCCAGTTCCGTCAAGGTGATCAAGACGGGCCGGGTCCGCCAGGTCACCGCCGACTTCATCGCCACCGGCCCCGAGCCGAGCTACCAGGCAAACGACCTGGTCAACACGTACGACTACTGGGGCCCGTACTCACTGCTGGGCGAGGACTACGGCGCCGGGGACACCTGGCTGTCGATCATCAACCAGCGACCGTACGGGAG